CTTGAACCTCTCATTCAGAAGTTTATTGACGATAACCCCCTCGCACCTTGTGGTGGATGTAGCTGCAAAAAGGAACGTCACTATGGATGGAAAAGCTGGAAGCCCGGTAAGTGTCTAGCGATACACGTCGATCCCGAGTCAGAGGAAGAGCCTCCTAATAACTACTTCGCATGTTTCTGTGACGGATATAGATCACCACACCCAAGAGCATCGCAGGTTAAAGAGAAGTTCGGTGGACTACGATTCTATATGACATGCGGTACTGACGAAATCTTTGATCTGATTTCCGAAGCAGAAGCCTTATCTTATAAGACCTGTGAGAATTGTGGTGAACCGGGTGAGGAACGAAGTGGCGGCTGGATACACACTCTTTGCGATACATGCCACAAGAATTGGGATGAGATTCGAGTCCCGCCACCGGTACCAATCAAATATATGGAATAAAACTATGAAAACTCATGATTACACTATTAATAAATGGGGGCACTCATACCATGTTGTAAATTATGGAGATAAGGGTGCAACCATTAGTCTCGCAGGATGGGGCATTGGAATTAAACCAAATGATTTCATCTTACTCAGAAACGGATCAGATAGTACTCGCTACAAGATAACTTCAATTGAGTATACCAAAGACCCGGTCGATATGTGGTTTGCAGAAGCTTCATTCTCACCCAGAGAAGTTAAGGAGTAATTCCTAAAGCTTCATCAACCCAACCGAAAACAGTGGCTTCATTCCAGCCATTTATTCCTTGAGTAAGAACCATATTGTTATCAATAACTACAAGTGTTGGCCAAGCTGTAATTGGGTAACCACTTTGAGCAGAAAGATCTACTACATCTGCTCTGTTTCCCGCTAAAACCGGAGATGTTGTCATGCCGTATGTATTGGCCCAGTCCTGAATTTCACTTAATTCAGGAGCATCTCCCGTTGCGTCTTCAACAAGCACTGTTACCCACATAAAATCATAGCCCCTGGCTACGTAGTCATCTACATGCCCTTGTACAGCGGGAGCTATATTTTTACAAACAGAACACCACATTGTGGAAAAGTCAATAACCATTACAGTTGGATAATTGTCATACAATGACCAATTATCACCATTCTGATCTACAAAAGTAAAATCACAAGGATGATCGCCTGGTATTTGAGAACAATCTGTCCAGGTTACCCAATCGCGAGAAGGCTCCTCCTCTGGTTCGGGCTCTTCTGGAGAGGTATCTTGGGCACAGGCATCATCATTATCAGTTACAGTATCTTCTGTAACTTCACCTGCAGGCGGTTTATCATCGTTTGATTCACTACTACTTTCAAGAGAAGGCTGGCAACCAAGAACTACAGTTAATAAACTCAACAAAACTATTTTTTTAATCATAACATATACCTCCATATCGGTGGTTATTTACATGATACATGAAAAAACTAGCCTGTGCAACACGAACAGGAGCATAATAGTGTCATCAATTGTTACCGCTGGAATAGTAGTAATAATTGCTTCCCTTGTTTATAGAATATTAACAGAATAGTAATATGGGCCCATAGCTCAACGGGCAGAGCAAAGGACTTTTAATCCTTAGGTTGTAGGTTCGAGTCCTACTGGGCTCACCACTAAAGTGAGACAATATGTCAAAAAACAAATATACGCCATATGCGGCAAAACCAAAAACTTCAAAACCGTCATCAAAGCTTCTAAATCCAAAAAGTGGATATAATCCAATATATACTCCACCTGGATCTATTAGTTGGCCCAATGGAATGATTGGTGACTATGATGGAGATATAGATTTCCTAGTAGCAGGTCCTCCTCTAAAAGATCTACCAGAATTAGGAAAAAACTTTGAGATCATAGAAACAAAAGGTGTATATTACCTTGTAGAGCACAAAGTGCTCTCTATAAGAAAATGGGTATTAGACACTGCAATTACCTCGGAAGGTATTAAAAACGCCTTCTACGATGCGGATCAATTTTTTGATCCACCAGAATAAATATTAAGGAAATAAAATGGCTACACTAACAACTCCAAAAACAGAACAAATTAATATCTATGGAGATGCAATCCATCTCACGGGAGCAGCAATTGGCTACCAAGGATAATGAAGTAATTACTCTTATTAAAGAGTGGAAAAAAGAAGCAAACAATCCTCGAAACGATGGTTGGGTAACAAAACATTATCAAACAAAACTTAAAGAAGTACAAAAGTATTTAGACAAAGCCTTAACGAAGGCTAATGTAACAGACTATGAAGAAGTTATTGAACTTCATAAAACTTATGGTGGAGACTAATTATGGCTTGTGAATTTTGTTGTGGATCAGATTTCCAGCTGGATATTTAGATTAAAAAATCGAATATAAAAAACCAAATTCTGAAAAAATAATATTGCGGAATTTCAAATGTCTAAATCCAAACCACTTTCTATAAAAGAAGGTAGAAAATTTTCATGCACTATGTGTGGTAACTGTTGCTTTGGAAGCGGAGTTGTCCACTTACGTGAAGGTGAAATTGAAAAGATGGCTCAACATCTAGAAATACCTATAGAAGAATTTGTTAAAAAGTATAATATCAAATATTCTATAGAACTGGATAAAATTGTCATCCTGATAACTCGCGAACAAGACAGGTGTCCTCTACTTACAGAGGATAACAAATGCAGTGTTCACGCTGTTAAACCAGTCGAATGTATTACCTATCCATTCTGGTCAGAACTACTTGACGATGAGGAAGAGTGGGAGGCTGCTAAAGCCTTCTGCCCAGGCCTCGATAGTGGTAAAAAATATTCTTACAAAGAAATAATGAAGATCAGAAAACAATATGAAAAAGGAAAATAAAATGGCAAGAGGAATTAATCGAGGTCGCCAACGCAAGGAAGAGCGTCGTCAAAACGCTATACGCATAGCAGAAGATCGAGCTAAACGTACACCTGAGCAACAACTATCTCTACTGGATCAACGTCTAGGCAAGGGAGAAGGTGCTCAAAAAGAACGTAAAAAACTAAATACAGAACTTCAATCAAATCAACCAAAGAAGAAGACATCTAAGAGAACAAAATGAAAATTTTAAAAGACTTCTTAAGTTTTCTTAGGGATCCATCAATTCTTTACTTTGCAATGGGAATGAATGTTGCTTTATTTCTTCTATTCTTTATGCTTGGTAGTACAGATATGATGTTTCTAGCATTAGGCTCAGGACTTCTTTGCTATCTTAGCGTCATGTTAAATGAAAAAAATGAAGAAGATGAATAACCTGCGGGCTTACGCCCGCTTCTCTGTGAGGCAAATATTATGCTAGACAATTTTAGTCATGAAGAACTTAAACTTGAGGCATGTAAATTTGCAGCCCTATTATGGGCGATAGAACAAGTAGTCCTTATGGATGACATAGCTCTATCAGACCTCTCTTCCATTCTAGGAATGGAAAACGAAGAGGTTGTGGAAATATTTAATATTGCCGTTGAGATATTCAACGAACAGGAAATTGTCTAATGACAACAAATAAACTTGAAAGACATGTATGGTGTCCAGGAAATGGGACAAGATATGATCTTTACCATGGGGAAACAAATGACAACCCCTCAAAAATCTTTATCTCTTGGATGAGACATGGTGGAAGCGGAGGATACTCCTTTGCCTTCACTAGAGATACATTTCTTCACTATTCTTATATAATGGAAAAAATGCAATTAAATGAAGCCGACGCCGCAGGTATTCTTTCATTTATAAGCAAGATCCTTTTTGTAAAAGTTGGAATGCCACCATCCTATAATAAAGATGGAATTTACTCTCCATCAACAAATAGTTGGAGCGGCAACACTGTATGATACCCAAAGCTAAACATAAGTTTACATATCTAATAGTAACTTATCCCAACACTACAGCGGCAGTGCTGGGAATACTTTGTGGAACTCTTCTTTCTTTACTGTCGTACTCGGTGCTATAGTAGATGAATGAGATTAACCCAGTCCATAGCTATATTAATAATTTGCTGTTTTGCTCAAGCAAAACCAGCAGAACTACCTACACTTAGCGGATACTGGGTAATTGAACCATCGGTTAGGGTTTGTAAAACTGCTAACATTTCAGAAACAAGAGTTAGGAACGCGCTCAACTATTGGGAAAGACTAGGCTATAGCTTTGGTGAACTCGTCATGAATGACAAGTCGCCTGCTTGCCTGGGCAAGCCACATATGGGAGATATCACTATTGATATTCCTGGCTCTCAATACGACTGGGATAAATTAGGTCTTACATTTAGAGCCACTCATGTCGATACAGGTATGATATTTTACTCAGCCATACAAATACAAACAACCGCTTTCTATAAAGAAAGAGTATTGGAGCATGAAATTGGTCATGCTCTTGGCTGGGATCACTCTCCCCAGAGGTACCATCTCATGTATGAAGAATGGCTAAATGGTGGATCTTTAAGTAGGGGACTTGAGCAAAAACGATATGCTCAATTAATAGAAATGATACCCCTACCAATATGTAACATCCCAAAGGAGAAAGAATAATTCTACACTGTAATCATTGTGGTCATTATGGACCAGAAGAACACTTTGAACTAGATGTCTGGGAATATTTTATCTGTCCACATTGTGGCGGTGAAGATATTCTCATTTTTCGAGACGAGGAAGACGATGAGACAAACAAGAGAACTACTAAGAGATCTATGCACGTTTAGAGCCCACGAAGCAATGTATATCATTGCAGGTGGTGCCTTTTTCAACGGCGTTGTCTGTGGAGTAGCTATTGGACATTATTTACTATGACCAATCAAGAACTAATCAAAATTATTGCTGAAGTAAAAGCATATGAAAAAACAATCAAAATCATGAGTGAGTCAATTGATAAAATTGAAGCAAAAATAATTCAAGAAGAAATAAGACCGCGAACTGAACAGCAAAACGTAGACCCTTTTGGTCTTCCCGAAGACTAAAAATAGAGGTACAAATGAGAATGATTCCCGCACTGTTAACAACAGTGCTATGGATTGGTACTATTGACCAAATCCAAGGAGAACTCGCAACAGTTGAAGTCACTGCAAGTGATAACAAAATCAGATATATGGAAATGTCCACTTTGGTATTTCCATGCGAAGTAAAAGAACAGAGCATGTTTTACTTTATATATTCTGAAGGAGTAACTGAAATTAGATGTGGCGAGCCACCGGAATAAATAAGCGCCCGTAGCTCAGCTGGATAGAGCATCGGCCTTCTAAGCCGAGGGTCATAGGTTCGAATCCTATCGGGCGTGCCATTTGCTAAAACATAGGAAATATTATGGAAATATCTCTCGTAATAGAAACAAACAAAGGAAGCGTTAAAGTTTATAGAAACTCTAACGATATAAAAACTCAATACGATTCAGTACTAAATTGTATTCGACAATTAGAATTGATCGAAAATCAAGACAACGTACCCCAACAAATTGCCAATCTAGACGAAGTCCTTGACCTCTTGGGTCAACTACTACTAGTGGCTGAAGAAGATTTTTAATGACAAATTATATTGGCTTATGCGAACTTTGTAGTTCGCCGGAACCCTGCAACCAGTGCCTTGGGTTACCCCTCCTGAAAGAGAAAATCAAAACAATTAATTCAGATAAAACTAAACATGAAACAGAATGGATAAATATCTCTGACAAGACAAACAAAGCAACTCTTTACAATATGATTAAATCATTAAAAGAGAATAAATAATGGATGGATATATTATCGAAAGATGTGGTGTCAGCTGGAATAAAAGATTCTGGATTGATATGCCATCAGTAGGCGTTAAAGGCTTTGGCGAAGACAAACGTGCACGCATCTTTTTTACTAAAAAGGAAGCGGAAGATACACTCAGGGAAATCGATCAAGAATTTGGATGTCACTGTTTTGTGACAAAACTATCTGATCTCTATCCATCTTTTACCGAGGGTATGTAATGAACTTAGTTGAACAATATTTATTGGCAGCATTTCTCATCCTCTCAATACCAATAGGTTTTTTACTATATATTCTTTACAGTATTTCTTCAGTAATATAAAATGTGGTGGAAAATATACAAGTGGGACGGAAGGTACATTCAGGGTGAATATATTAGCAAACACAAAACAAAAGAAAAAGCTCTAGAAAAAGCTAAGATAGCTACTAATTATTTTTACGATACTTATGAAAAGAATGATAACGAAGAAAGGATATGGCTTGATAATAAAAACCATATTCCTGTCGGGATCATTATTCGGAAAACAAATGACATATGAAGACACTGTTAAAAAATGGAACAGCTCTTGTCCAGAATGCAATTCTCCAATTATCTGGAGTCTTGCCAGCGGCAGACCTGGGGCTGAAGCTTCAGCTATCTGTGCTAACAATATGACTGTATCAATTAATATACCAATCAATCAGCTGCGCAATCACGCCTATTGTTTCTGGCGAGGTGCTGCGGTACGACAAAAAGATCAATCAGTAAGAATCAAAAACCTTGATAATTCTTGGTTGAACGAACACTACAGGAAAAACAATGTCCAGACATAACGACTTTCTTAGCTACCTATCCAGAACTCCGAAGGAGATCCAAGGAGATAAAGCAATAAAAAATAATAATGAAGCACACCTTATGCTTGATAAGCACGATATACCTAGATTCGAAACATATCTTACAGATGAGAACGAATGTAAAATGAAATATTACTCACTTGTAGAAAGAATAGAAATGTATGGAAAGTCACGAAACATTCCAAGCTTAACTAGAGGAAATTCCTAACTTTCTTAAAAGAAGTTCACCTCTTGCTACATCTCTACTTAAGTATATCTTTCGTAGTTGAGCTATTAAATCAGTTCTAGGTTTTGCTTTACCGTGCACTCCTCCTGCACCCATATGGCAAACTTTACATAGTGTAATACCATTATTTATGTTATAAGCATGTTTAGGTACATAGTATTTAGAAACTATATGATGTGCATGCAATCTTTTCTTTGAACCACAAGAAAGACAAACGAACTTATCTCTATTTCGTATAGCAATAGACCAACCAGACAAAATAACTCTATCTAAAGTGTTCTTTTTCTGACTGGTTTTAATATGTCGCAAGTTTCTTTTTTTAGACTTACGCTTTTTAACCTTACGCTTCATTTTCTTAAAGCGTTTCAAATTTTTAACACTCATAAAATACCAAGGAAATAAAAATGAATTTACTATATGATGCACTAGTTGCACACTTTGATGCCCAGAGACGTAGCGCTCTCGCTACCCTCGAACTATATCTTACCAAACCTGTTTCTGTCCACGCCAATGTAGCGGTACAGGAAGCAGTTGAACAAGTTAGTCTTCTTGCAGAGTCAGAAGATGCACTTCGCGTACTGTCTTCAATGGTTAAGCCTCCAGAAGAAACACCTGTACCTGAAGAAGGATGAAAGAAATGAATTGGACTGCAATTATTTCAAAACCCCTAGAAGACACAATTGTTGTTGAAGAGTTTCAAGGGCCTCATGGAAGTTCAGCTGCAGAAAAGCATTTCAAAGACTATCTTGAAAATAGTGAAAATATCCTTCTAGCTATAATTCCAGGCTGCCATGCAAGTGGAGCACATGTTGTGCAAACTTATTATGTTCCTGAAAAATTGCTTACCTAATGGAAAAATCAATATATTTATATGGAGACGACATTGGAAGAGTTGATTATGTTGAACATATGGGCACCGACCTCACTATCGTCAACAGTGCCCGCGTTAGTTTTGGTAAACATAAAGAAGAAATAGATAAACAAGATGAACGTCTCATTAATTACCTGGTTAAACACAGGCACACTAGTACATTTGAACACAACGTTGTTACTTTTCGTTTTGTGGTTCCTCTTTTTGTCAGGTCTCAGCATCATCGGCATAGGACTTGGTCATATAATGAAATATCACGGAGATATACTAAAGAGAACTTACAGTTTTACGAACCTGAAGAATTCAGAACACAACACGAATCAAATAGACAAGCCTCCAACACAACTGAACTCTGCAACCCGTTAATTTCTTACCCAAGAATTAACTATGCAGCGTTACAAGCTTCTGACGCCCTAAAGGAGCACTCTAGGATTAGTAGAGCGCTATACGAAAGGCTGATGGAAGCTGGCATTTGTAGAGAACAAGCACGAGGAGTTCTTCCTCAAAACATGTATACCGAGTATTATGGTACAGTAAACTTAAATAATCTATTAAAGTTTATTGAACTACGTAGTCACCAAGGTGCTCAATGGGAAATACAAAAAGTGGCTGAAGCTTGCTTAGAAATTGCAACTAGCTTATGGCCAATTGCAGTTGATGCTTATAAGAGTGCAAGAAATGAGTTACAAACCTCTACCTAAATTTCTATACATTGGTAAATCTCCAATAGAGGGCTTCGGGTTATTTACCTCTGAAGATATAAAAGCGAACACTGTTCTCGGCGTTTCACATGTACAGGATATGAGATTCAGTAATGGATATATAAGAACACCCTTAGGGGGCTTCTACAATCATTCTGATAAACCAAACTGTGAAACATATGCTGAGGGTGATTTAATTATGCTAAGAACTATCAAAAATATTTTAGCAAAAGAAGAACTAACTGCCCTTTACACTCTTTATAAAATATAAAGAAAAATCGCTATAGGGAAACCAAAAATCGGAAAAAATAATATTGCAGAATTAGGAAATTGATTTTTCCAATTCTTTTTGGAATTTCAATTGAAAAAATTATTTAGGCTCGCAAAACAATCAGTACTTTCTTATATACTATCTAATATTATTACTGGAATAGAGGGAGGAATAGGAATAGTACTACTTCATTTTGTTTGGGAATATAGTTTCGAAACAAGTATGGCTATAGTAATACCCATCTTATATCCAGTGCTAATTATACAAATGATAATCATTTACTTGGTTTTAAATAAACTTGGAACACAATCAAAAGAAATTACTACTGATTAAAGCTTTGGTATGGCGATTCTTCATAGCTATACCAATGGGCATAATCATAACTTATTTATACATCGGAAAACTTTGGGAAACAATTGAGTTCACCATATTGATCAATGTGATCAGTACTATATTTTACTATCTATTTGATCTCTTCTGGTGTAAAATAACAGGGAAAAGAAATGAAAGAAAAAATACAAAAAACAATTAATGAAGACATAAATCCAATGTTAGCTCAGCATCATGGATCGGTTTCTATTGACAAAATAGAAGTAAAAGAAGCCAGTTACAGGGTATATCTCACATTCGAAGGCTTATGTCAGGGATGTCCATCAGCATTTACTGGCACCCTTAAAATGATTGAGTTCCATCTAAGAGAGGAGCTAAACCTACCAGGACTTACAGTTATAAATAGTGAAGGTATGCAATGGGAATAAAATTAACTGAACAAGCAAAAACAAATATATTAAAGATTAAAAAGAAAACTGCACCAAATGAAAAATATTTGAGAGTTGGATTGAAGTCAGGCGGATGCTCTGGGTTCTCATATTCTTATGAGTTCACGAACATTACCAATGAAAACGACAAACTCTTTAAATTTGGTGATCTCACAATCTGTATAGATAAGAAATCATATTTTTATTTAAACGGATTAACAATTGACTATAAAGAAGATCTTTTTAAATCTGGCTTAGAATTCAAAGCCCCAAATGCTACAAGATCTTGTGGCTGTGGGGAATCCATAGCTTTCGAATGATCCGCATTTATACAGACGGAGCATACAGGAAGTTACTTGATTCTGCTGGTGCTGGAGTATTGATTATATGGGAGGATGGAAAACTATCCTCTTATTGTAAATACTTAGGCGACACAACAAATAATCGTGCAGAATTACAAGCAATAAAGTATGGATTAACTATAGCTCTGATAGAAACAGGAGGATCTACTCCTGTAAAAGTATTATCTGATTCAACATATGCTCTTGGTATTGCTGGCAATACTATGAAAGCAAAAGCTAACAAAGAGTTAGCTGAAGAAACACGAGCTATAGTTTCAGAATTCAGTGATATAAAATTTGTATGGGTAAAAGGTCATTCAAAAGATAGGTACAATCGATTGGCAGATCTGTTAGCTAATGTAGCTATAGATCAACACCTAGGTTTGGATACAAAGTATTAATTGGGCGGGCTTACGCCCGCTCGGCTCTATGGCGGCTGCTTTATCTGTCGCTTTTTTTAATAACAAACTGGAGAATACAAACCAATGAACGTTTTTTACGGTATTGGAAACTTGGGCAAGGACCCTGAGCTGCGAACCACCCCCAGTGGACGTAGTGTTACAAACTTTAACCTCGCTATTGATCGTCGCTATTACACTGGCGCTGATGGTGAGGACCGTCGTCTAATTCGAGAAACCGACTGGACGCCTGTAGTTGTTTGGAATGGGCTTGCCGAAGTCTGTGCGTCTTATTTGCAGAAGGGCAGCAAGGTCTGTGTTGAGGGTTCTTTGCGACCGCGTCAGTACACTGATCGTGATGGCGTAAAGCATAACACCTTCGAGATTGTAGCAAGGAATGTTCACTTCCTTGATCGCATCCGTTCCTCTGAGGAGGTTGACGGTGCTGAGGCAATCTCTGAGATCGTTCCGAGCATGGATGCCGCAATGGCAGAGATGTCGGGTTGATACTCTAAATTAATTTAGTGCATAATGGGGCATGAGTACTTGGTACTTGTGCCCCATTATATTTTATAGGATAAAAAATGTCAGATGAATACAAGCCCTACGCGGCAAAAAAATTAAGCCAGAATGAACAAAAAAGAGTCGACGAGGTTGAAGAATTACTCAAAACAATATATAACCTAGACAAGGAACAAAAGATTACACTGTTCCTTGGGTTAAGCCAACTAGTAGCCAATACGTGTCCAATCGAAACTAAGTCAGCATTATCTGCTGCCATTGTTGAGGGAACCGTTAATGATGGCTCTGATTTTGGTAGCATTTCTCTAATGTTCGGGATAACCTTTGCCGAAGTAAGAGATCAGTTATCATTAGCCGATCTACAAACGCCTTCAGAAGAAGATATAGCAAGCCTGATGCAAGAAATTCAGTCCTCTATTCAGGGACTATCAGGTGACACAAATATAGAGTCTTTTTTATTCAATAAAAAGAATGATAAGGATGATTTAATAAACTAATAAAGTAGAGGTAATAATATGGCCAAGCAACAAGTAGTAAAAAAGAAAACTAACAGAGTATTAAGCACCATAACTGGTGCTGCTTCTTTTCTGAAAGATACAGTCTCAGGATTGTTTAACTCAGGAAAGAGTGTTCTAGATCTCCTCGTACATAAAGTGATCAGTAGAAAATTGCTTACCTTTGGTATTGCAACCACACTATTGTCACAAGGCAATCTCGAGTCTTCAGACTGGACAATTATTGCCTGCATCTACATAGGAGTCCAAGGTGCAATTGATTTCTGGAAAGTCAGACACGGAGTGTCTGGCTAATATCTCTAGAAGATTAGAATCGTGTACTAGATGTACACTATACAAAACAGCAACGCGCATAGTACCAGGAAAGCTCATTGGCAATCCGAATACTGTGCGCGTTATGTTTATTGGGGAAGGACCTGGTGCAGATGAAGATCGCACTGGCTTACCGTTTGTCGGGAGGGCAGGACAGCTGCTTCAAAGAATATTAAATGACATCGGATTAATTGATAATATCTATATCACAAATATTATGAAGCATCGCCCCCCAAATAATAGAAAACCCACAATAGAAGAAATGGATCACTGTGCTAATGAAGCATTGATTCGTGAAATAGAAACACTAAGACCCAAAAAGATTGTATGTTTGGGTAGAAGCCCTGCCGAATACATGATGACACTTGCTGATGGTGGCAGAGGTATACAAAAAGCAGGAAGCCTTAGAGGGCTTAAATTTAACATCACTCATGATGATGGCTGGTCTATACCAGTACTCTGTACGTGGCATCCAGCATTTATTTTAAGAAGACCAGAAAAAAGACATGAGCTTGAGGAAGATTTAAATCTTCTCATAACCTGAAGGATCGTTAGCCCATCGAACGTATTCGAATAAGCAAGTTACTCTGACTTTATTATATTTTTTATAATCTAGTCCAAGTCCAAGCTTCTCAGCTAATTCCCAGCCAAGCTCCCATGCGATAATTTCTTCATGTATAACGTCAACTCTATATCTGTGATGATATATTTTCTTTTCACGACGCGCAGGCCACTCTCGAACGGTTCGAGTTAGAGCATGGCCTGCCTCGTGTAAGAGAGTGTAAAGTTGATCTTCTAAAGTTTGACTACTGTCAATCTTTATTATTTCCTCATCAGTATAATAATAATTACCTGGTTGAGGCGAATACTCTACGGGAATGTTATATTTTATCGAAAGATACCTTTCGACCTTCTTTATACCTCTACCAAACTTCTTATTGCTCATAATATAATCCAAAAAGCTCTTTAGCTTTTGCCAAAAACAAAGTATAATCTTATACACATGAATACCCTAGCTACATAAACATTACTAATAACTATCATACATTTATTATAAGGAAAGAATCATGCCATCTGTACTATAAAAGAATAAAAAACCATCCTGCAATGATGATTGATCCACCTGGTGGGCAACGACACTTTGCTTTTGCTAAGGTTGGAAAAGTCTTATACATAGGTTGGAACAACCTTAAAACAAGACCACAATTATTGCATTGGAAAGAAAACGGATCATCTGTTGCTTGCTATCATGCTGAAACACATGTCCTTTTCAAAATACCCAAACATAAAAGAAGTAGGGCAAAGATACATGTTATGCGTGTTAAAGCAGAAGGCAGACTTGCCTTTAGCAAGCCTTGTCACCATTGCCTTACGACCCTCCTTACGGAGGGCGTCTCTATGAAAAACATTTTTTACACAGACCATAATGGCGAGTGGAGGAATATATATAATGACACTCATATATGATCAAGAAAAAACTATAAAAGCAGGTACTGAATTCTTCTTAAGTGTAAGGGGACATAAAGGATTTTATTATCCTGATAGAAATAATATTGTTACCCTGTCTAAAGATATAAGTGCAACGAGAATAAGTTGGACATGTGGAAGTGATGAATACGCTCCATACAGAGTTGACATAGACGAACTCAAAGCATTAAGCCCTTCAGTCAACGTAGTGTGGCTGGAAAAGGAGTAAACATGTTTGACCAAAACTTAGAAGACTTATTAAAATGGAGAAAAGCATACCAGGCAAAGTTGCTTGAAAATAAACAACTTATAAATGCTCTTGAAAAAAAGAACGAATTAATTGAAGACCTTATGAGTAAAATAGAAAAACTTACTACTAAAAAAACTACAAGAAAAAAGAAAGACTCTTCAAAAGAGGAAGCTTCTAATAAGGAGAAGTAAGGATGAATATACCTAATGAAGTGATGCTTATTTTTGCATTCATTGGTTTTATTTCCAGTGCTTACTTCCTACCAATACTGGTAACTTATATATTTTCTTGGATAAAATTTAAGACTCCTCCAAAGACAATTCAAGAGGAGAAAAACGATTTATTACAAGATGAACTAGACAGATTAAACCAAAAATTATCTCAATTAGAGAAAGAAAATGAAGATATGACTCGTGCAGTCATCCAACAACTAAGGTAATTAATATGAACACTTATACCGTTGTCTTAAGGGGCAACCCCGTCAACAGTACGGAAACCTGTACTGCGACTTATGATGATGTTGTAGCCTCTAACAGTCTCCATGCTGAAGAAGAAGCTGCTGCTCTAGCATCTTATGATGGCTATGAAAATGTTTCTATTGTGAGTGTAAACCAAAATCCCACTAGCACTAGAAGTTATACTCCCTATGATCGCCATACTTATCAGACCAACGTATCATCTACACAAAACTATACTTATCAGGATGAACCCTCCTACACTCCATATGGTGGCGTCAGTGTTGCAGAGAGTGAACCCACTGAGGATGGTAGCAACTACCAGCCCTATGCAAGCGTGAATACAGCTACATCTGCAAGCTCAGCTCCTGAGTCTTGGCACTCAACGATGAGTAATGGCTATTGTCCATATCGCTCCTTCCGGAATGCGTTGCCTTTCGGATATAAGCCTACTACTTGAACCCAGGATTAGGAAAAGATATGATTGAAGGTAGGGGGATATCCCTCCTACCTCAATCATATGGCTTGGGGAGAGTATATGGAGCTAATACCATTACAAATAATATCTAAGGATCAAGGCGTTCCGATACCTAATGTTGCCTTCACTTTTAGTATACCTTTAATAAGTGAAAGTACAAAATTTGAAACTTCAAGAATAGAAATTAAAGAAACATATGTTGACGAAGTATTTGTAATAGGAATTTCAGAAGAAGACGAACTTAGCCTTAATCTCTGCCTAACACCAGAAGAAACGTTAGATTCTATTGGTGGAATAGGTGTACTATGCATTGCCAAGAATATAGAAAGATCTAATACTAAGATAGAGATCTTATGTCATCCAATATTTAGAGTAAAAGTCAATAAACTTTTTGCTAAATCAAGCAATCTTTCTGTTGAATTTACACGCTTGCAAGACGCATTCTTGCCAGGCGAACATAGCCTTGCTGCAGATCTTAAACAACTAATTGTACATATGGTTGTTAATAAGAATCTTGTAACAGAAAGAGTAAAGCAAAGAATAGAAGCAGCTAATGATTTAATTAAGATAACTAATCTTTTAGCTGCATCATTGTCTTTAACTAATACTGAAAAAAATATATACATACAAACTGAAAATAATATAGAAAGAATAAATATTATTATTCAGAAATTAATTTACAGACTCAATAGAGATAAAGATAACAAGTTAAAGAAAAAGAAATCTCAAAATATAAATCTAGATACTCTGAAGCCTTTTCTTGAACAAATTATTGCTCAACAAGATCATGAAGAAAATGGGTTCCAAATCTTAGATGAAGAAAATGATAACTCTTCTCAAATCCCTCATCACATCCTAAAAAGAATTAAGAAAGAAAGAGATCGTTTAGAAACTCTTCCTCCCCAATCTCTTGAGTACCAAACGGTAATGGAATACCTGTCATGGATTAATGATATCCCATGGACAAAGTATTCTTACAAAGAATTAGAGTTAAAAAAACTAACCGCTATACTCGATGAGACACACTATGGGTTAGCTGATGTTAAAGAACACATCTTAGAACACATGACTATAGAACACATAACTAAATCATCAAAAGGATCTGTATTGTGTTTTATAGGGCCGCCAGGGACTGGAAAGACCAGTATAGCTAAACAAATTGCTAAGGCTACCAACCGATCAATTATTAAAATTGCACTCGGAGGCATGCATGATGAATCAGAAATCAGAGGTCACAGACGCACATATGTGGCAGCTCGGCCTGGAAGAATAATTGTTGGACTCAAAGATGCAGAAACTATGGATCCTCTTTTTCTTCTAGACGAAGTTGATAAAATGGATAGCAAAAGAGGAGATCCAACTTCTGCTTTACTAGAACTTTTAGATCCAGAACAAAATCCAGAATTTATTGACAGGTATATCGAAATACCAGTTGACTTATCAAGAGCAATGTTTATTTGCACTGCAAATTACATTGAAAATATACCGCCACCATTATTAGACAGATTAGAACTAATAACATTTAGAGAATATAAAAAGGCGGAACGATTAATAATCTTAAGAGATTTTTTAATACCTAATATTAAAGAATCCTATCAATTAAACGAGGCAAATATTACGATTACAGATGAAGCTATCGATTACATAGCAAAAACAGTATCAATTAGAAGTATTGAAAAGCTTATGAAGAAATTATTTAGAAAAGCAGCAGTAAGAATATTTGTGAGAGATGAAGAATCAGTTATTATTGATGCTAATTTTGTCAAATCAACGACAAGTGTAGAAGACCTTACCTTAGAGAAAAAAATAGGATTCACTCATTAAACTGGAGTGAGTATGATAAGGAAAATTCCTTATAATAAAAATGCGATCCCTCATATCGCCAATATAATTAATATACATTCTAACATGTCTATTATTAATTCAATTAATGAGTACAAACCTCTATTTGCTGGTGGATACCCAATGGCACTTCTGTTCGCACCGCGAAGAGAAACCAACGCTTTAGAAATAGCTCCAGGATATTTCTCTGACTATGATATGTATTTTCAGAGTAAAAAAGATTTTGAATCTGCTTTAGAGGTTCTAAAATTTGAATACACTGGAGAAGCGGGAAACACAAAGAAAGATTACTACATAAGTGAATCAATAAGCACTGATAATGCTGTTACACTTATTATGTCGCGTACACAACGGCTTAATCCACAGCCTGCACCCCTTGTATTACAACTTATACGAAGTAGAATCGCTCCACCTGAAGAACTACTCTCTACTTTTGATTTTACTAACTGCGCTATTGGGTTTTCTCCTGCAGAAAAAGCTTTTTACTGCCATCGTGATACTCTTAGAGACCATCACGAGAGAACGCTAGAGATTCTAAACCCTTGGATGTTAGATAATATAACACAAGAAAACATACAAAATATAATTGTTCAAATAGCTAGATTTATAAAGTATTCTCAAAGATGGGAATACACACTAAGTAATAAATCATTTGACAAATTAATAGAAGTATACAATGATCACCCGAACATAGTGACTAACACTAATATTGTTTACAATGGATCTGAAACTTACAATGGACTGTCTTTCATTGCAAGGCAAAATCAAAATGTTTGGGAGGCCATTGCCCCTTTGCTCCGTGCTCATTCAAAATGGTTGTCTTTTAAAGACCAGCACGGAATTATATCTGGTAAACCCGTTCCTTTAGAAAATAGTACTACAGAACAAAACACAGCTTCAGGAGTATTAGCTTCTGAAGTAGTATCCGACGTACCCTTTTAAGGAGAAATAATGACCAATTCATTGAATATTTATGGTCTTACTGCCGACGGCTCCACTCTTCCTAACGTTCTCTTCACTTCTCGTGAAGATGCTCGCGTACATAAGCGCAAGCTCTCCGCTATGCGCAAGCATACGGACACTACGTTTAAGATTTGGCGTGTAGCTGTTAACGACAGTAATGTTACCTGGATCCGCTAGCTAGTATAGCCACACATTTTGAATGGGGACTACGAGAACTTGGTTTTCTTGTGGTCCCCATTCACTAACAGCTATAGCTACAGTGATACCAATAAGCTTTCCTTGTTCATTATATACCCCGCCACCAGAAAAGCCTGGTGCAGCAAAACCAGTTACAAACATAACCTGCTCCCCATTGTCACCCGTGAACCAGGAAACCAAACCTTTAGAAAGCCAAGGGCTTCGACCCCAAGGCATTCCAATCAGAAATACGTTATCCCCTATACTTGCATCTCTTTGAGCAATGCGAGCTGGCTTGGTTCCTTCTGGCGGATTATCTACTTTAAAGATAGCCCAGTCAGTAACAAGACTTTCATCTAAATCTACAACCGCAGTACCAAGAGATACACATTCTGTTTCATCTATTATAGAGCAAGCATACAGATCATTAGTCCATGAGGCTATGGCTACGTGCTCTGCTGTTAATATAGTAGAACCAAATCTCTGACTTTTCATTACAATACCAGTACCAATTGCAGTTGTAGTCCCGAAAGGACCCCTGATATTAATTGAAACAGTACTTTTGAGAATTGTTCGAGGTACACTCAAGCTCTGATGTCCAACATCAATGAACTCAAATGCACTATCATGAAAGGAACTCAACTGACTTTTTGGACTGTGGCTCACATCTAAATTTAGTAGTCCTAATACTAAGCAAGAAATAGCCATTACCATTACTGTAAAATACTTTAAACTTCGAAAGAATCTCATTACAACACCGCCTTAATACAAACATTACACTCTATCTAGCAACACTAAGTTACCTATAATATAGAGTGTAGCATCTCTGGAGTATAAAAATGAAGCTTGTCTGTATAGATAAAGATAATTGCGGATACATCGAGTACAACTGCGAATATGAAGAGACAGAAGAAACAATAACTTCTTGTCCTGCTTGCGGTTACGCTGCCGGTATATTTAGTGACGAATATGAACCATTATCAACCCAAGGAGAAGATGAAATAAATTACTTACTCCTCAGGGTCTATGGACTCCTACATACTGCTGAAAAAATATTTAAAAACAAAATTGATAAAGAACCTGAATAGCGCTCCCTTACGGGAGCTGCTTTGTGAACTTTTCACATAGGAAAACATTATGCCATCTATTAATTATAATAATTTTATAGCTATTACATCATTGTATTTAACACGAGCACGACGAGATCAAGTTCGAGATGGTAATACCGAAACCAACTTAAGAATGTGGGCAGCAACGAACTTTGACCGTTGGATCAACACAAGAAGCAATAGAATACAGACTGCCCAACAATGGAGGCAGTATAATGGTGATCAAGACGATGCACATGCACGAGACGTAGCGCTACGTGATGTAAACTCTGACACCATTATAAATCCATCAGAACATTTTCACATTATTCGATACCCATACACTCGTTTCGACAGAAACGTAAGAAACGTCTGTGAGCAACGAGATTATTATCGAAGAAGAAATGCTGATGAAACTACTCCAGCTCCAACTGATGCTGGTCACATACAAAAATTCAGTTACACTGAGCAAACAGAAAACGAACTACTTATTAGTGCGTTTCCAAAAGAAATAATAGAATACTTTGGTGAACCTATTGATTTCAGTGGAGAAGAAATATTCGGCCACCTGAAGACAGCAATAGGAGAACAATACACGGAGACGGCGGCAGGGTTAACAGCTGCTACTTGGGAGAGCGATGCCCTGTATATTACCAACTTTACAATGGGAATCGTTACTACAAGAGAGTCTCCATATGCCAGAAGAAGAAAATTTGAAGACTGGAAAGAAGGAGATGTGCCATTAGACATAATTGCACCATTCTCTTTTCTTCCCAATAATGGACCTTTGAAAACTGCTATCTCAGCAGGAAATGAAAATACAAAACGGAATACTGTACATTTGTCCAACCTTTATAGAGGTGGTACAACTGGATGTGTTACCCCAATAAAAAAAGAAGCAAGACTTCAGAAAATTCTAAAGGGTGGACATATATTCTCATTTAAAATTCCAGTCATGATTCTAGATCAAGAAACAACTGAATGGAAAATAGCAAAAATGATTTGCCTTGGTACCTTTGATGAACTCCATAAGGTTCTCAAGTACAAAAGGTCGAGAGCCTTCCTTCCTGAATATATTAAAACCTTATGGGTAGACAATGGTGAAAGATGGTTAGACTGGGAAGGTTATCAGAGAAGAATTGCAGAAAGATATGGCGACCATGTCGCCTATTGGGATGGAATTAAAACTATATGGGGTAGCAAATTACCAGAATCAGCTACCATTGCAATAAAGGTTGATGAAAACGCAACAATTATCAAGCACAATGATCTTGGCTTTCTTGGTACAGCTAAAAGTATTGACACCTCTCCAGAATACATACAATATTCTAAAATTCATAAAGCAAAAACAGAGCTTACGGCAAAGCAAGCAAGTTTAAATAGTACGATTACTAGTTGTAATAGAACAATTCAGTCAAAAAATTCAGATATCGAAGCCTATAAAGGGTATATTGAAAGATATGAACAAGAAGTATTAGATTTAGAAAAGCAAAGAAAAGAAGCAACATCAACAAGAGAAGGTATCTCGGGCGGTATAACCGCCATTGCAGCTGAATATGAAACAACTAAAGAGATGTGGAGTAATTTTATTGAAAATTTTGACACCAGTACTAGTGAATCAGAAATAGGACGAAAGTTCCTTGAAAATCTAGAAAAAACTGGAATCATAATTGAAGATATTTTCTACCATGACCCTTCAGTAGGCCACAGAGTTTCTGTTAAGAGCAATCCAAAGCTTGCTTTAGATGCAAAGCTTCAGACACTAACAAATCCAGAAGAACAAAGCCGCGCAGGGCGACGAGCTAGAAGCTGCCATCTAGATAGTATTGTTTTTAGGACAACAAAACCCTTGGTGATCAATGTAGATGCAGGTAAAGATGGGTTAGAAAAGTGTAGAAAAATAGTAGGTGGACCATATAGGGTCATAGTAAGTTCTGCTCCCAATATTAAGGTTCAACTATTACAGACAAATGCCTGCTTTGGATTACTTGAACAAAACTTCTGGATTCACCCTCATACCCCAACTCAGACATTAAGCACATACAGTAATGGATCTGGATATACAGATGAGCAAAGATGGAAATACTTTAAAGATTGCATCTTGAATGCTGAAGGTAATGCTTGTCTGGGTGAAGCTAGTCCACCTTTGTGGGATGCATTTGTATGCAACGATCCAAAAAGGGTACTGTTCGCAGCAATGACATGGTTAACCAATGCTAATTCTACAGATGCTTGGGGAAAACACTTTAAATACTTCCCAAAACTTCAAGACGTTAGACTTGATGGACAACTCGTAGATAAGGACACTGAAACAACCGAAACAGTCGAAGAGTTAATTTCAAGTGAAGAGGGAATGGAAGCTATTGCTGAACAAATGCTAACCAATCTTGAAGAACCTGATAATATTACTGAACGATTTGCAGAAGTTGCTGAGCAAGTTGCAGAAACTTGGAGAGAACTACCTGACGATGAAGCAGATGAAGCAGATGATATCGCTACAGCTACACTCATTGCGGCGCTGACTGATGAAGATCAGTTTGAATTGATCAACCCAGTTGCCGAAGGACGTGGACTTCCACCCCTTGTTGAAGCTTTAGAGCAAGTATTGCGTACCGAAGTTGCACCAGAAGAACAAGAGCCAAATCCAGGTATTGAAGAAGCTAATGTTGGAATCGTAGCAGATGCTTGGCAGAATGCTAGAGACAGAGCAGATCAAATTGAAGAAGATGAAGCTGTTCTATTTCCACCTGATCAAGCTCTTGATCCAACAGTAGATACTTCTGAACTAAGAGAAACCAATGACTTTGGTGAGGATTGTACTTGCGAAACCTGTCATGAGTATAGGATGAGAGTTGGGTTACCAGCCCATCCAAGTTACGAGTATGACGAAGATCATGACCAAGAACCCCCAACACGTAGATTGAGGCATGCAGGGTATAGCGGTTACCGCCCCTATTCGCCTCCACCTACAACTTAAATCCACTATGAGCGGTGCGGCTTACGCCGCATTAGCTCTGTGGGAGGAAAAATGAAACCAATTGGATCGTTAAGAATCCTCAATAGGCAGCCATGTATGCTTATTAGTCACTATGACCTATGTGCTATTCAGCATATTGTTGACCTAGCACCTAAGGAAGCACAATGGTTTCACAGACTGGAAAGAATTGATGCTGGTTCACATACAGTTTACAGAATCTTCGGAATGTATATTCCAGAGCAATATTGTTCTGGTGCCGAAGTTGAAAGTGAACCTGAAATGATGATGAACTTCTATAAAGAACTCCGTGACGAAAATGGACAGGATGAAGCCAATGAAATTATGGCGAACCTAACTGTCTGGTGTCACAGTCATCATAATATGGGTGTAAACCCAAGTGGACAAGACACAAAGCAATTCAGAGAACAAATCGATAATGCAAAAGAGCAAAATGTTGATCTTCCTCAAGTAATGATAATTTTCAATAAGAAAAATCAATACTATTGTCGTATTTGGGATCCAGAAAATGAAATCATGTATGAAAATGTAGACTTAATTATTGGTAATTACGACTTCAAAGATCTTACAGAACAAACAAAAACAAAATTCAAGAAGAAGCCTGTAAAAGTATTCGCTCCAGGTAGAACGTATAATACTGACCGCTCAGGAGTAATTGAGTGGGGTTATTCCGATGGCCTATTCAGTGGTACTGCTACCAAGCCTTCGGGCAAAGCTAAAAAAAAACAGGCGAAGCAGTCCTACAGGGCGTATCAAACTGTAGTGAAGAAGCCTTTCTAGGAATGGTAACAGAAGCATGGGGAGCACTTATCCCCGAAGACAATGCTTCTGAAGAAATGGAAGAACTCTTAGACATAATAAATGAGAGTAATAATTCATTAGATGAAATTGAAAAGCTTACCAAGCTGCTCACAGATACTTTGACTCCTCAAGAATTTGTCATCTTTGAAACTCTTATCAATGGATCAGAAAAAGAAATCTGGGAATATGAAAACCCAGCTCAATTACTTCTCATAGATGAGCAGTCTGTAACAGATTCAATGTGTGAGCTTAACTTATTGCTAAGTGATACCGTATTGGATATTGAAGTACTAGTTAACGCGGTAGCATGTGCTAAAGCTATTGCAGCGGGAACAAAAGAAGAAGATATCGAACCATTTATTGATATGTGGATTGAGTTCTTTAACTACAGCCTAGACGACTATGAGGAGTATACCGAGTATATCTCACATGTTAGTAGGAGTTCAGATGGCTGAAGTAAGCTTTTTAAGACATGCTGGATGGTTTGGTCCAGAAGATGCAAATGAACACACACTAAATATTATTGGAGTTGGAGCTACCGGCTCATACATTGGGCTGATTGCAGCTAAAATGGGATTCCATAACTTTAGAGTTTGGGATGCAGACATTGTAGAAGACCATAACCTTCCAAACCAAATTTATGAAATCGAAGATGTGAATAAGAAAAAAGTAGATGCATTTGAAAGAGTTCTGACAGCGTTCAACCCGAGAATCAAGGTTGAAAAGCATGACTATTTCTTCAAGAAGGAACATAAAGATCTTCTTGAAGGGCCATTGGTCCTGACTGTAGACACCATGTCAGCTCGAAAAGAAATCTATGATGCATTCTACTTCAATTGGAAAGTTAATAAAGTTTTTGAAACCAGAGTCGGTTTCGACTATGCCGAAGTAAATATTATTGATAATATGAATAGCGTACATATGAATGAGTGGAAAAATACCCTGAGGGATGACAGTGAAATTCCCGATGGTCCTTGTAACCTCCGAATATGTACAACACTGGTATCAATGATTGCAGCGTATGCAACACATACGATCTGCAATATGCTTTCGTCAAGTAGAAGAAATGAAAATTGGGATTATAGTAAGAAAACTATTTTTAATATTAATCCACAAATCACAACATATACCTTATAAGGAAAACAAATGCGATACGTAACATTAGTATTGGTTCCCGGTCCTGGCGCTTCAAGCGTTGAGGTTTCCGAAGGAACGACTCTCGCACAATTTGCTGCTGACCACGGGTTGAACGGACGTCAGCTGATCGTCGATGGTGAAGGCGTGGCTCCAGATAGCTGGGCAACTGTCACTCTCGATGGTGCTACTGAGATCTTTGCAACTGGTGCAGTTAAGGGTAATTAAAAAACCTATACTGACTGCTTCAGTCTACTATGATTATCAGTCATAGTATTTGCGATTGTAAAAAGATTAGTAGCACGAAGGGTCCAAGCGTAAGCTTGGGCCCTTCATTTTTTTAACACCAGGAGGATTATGACGCGGTGAAAATACAAATCATAGGCCTGCCCTGTTCAGGCAAAACAACAGCTATTAAGGAGTTTCTCAAAGAGAAGGAAGATATATTATATATAGATATAAAAGATTACGAAGGTAAAAAACGACAAGGACTATATCGGAAGGCAATCCAAAAAGCAAGCAAACCTATCATTGCAGAAAGTGCTTGCGGCGTAAATATAAGAAATACTCATATTATAAGATTGGAAGTACCAGTTCATCTGGTGTACACTAGATCTATGAATAGAGATCACATCATAGATGAGGACTATATGTCCTTACTAGAAGGTCAGATGCTACCAGCAAAGTATACTGTGACAACAAAGGAAGCATTGATAAAGTTATTAAATAATCTCTTAACGTGAGTGTAATAAATGAAAGAATATTGTGGATTAGTGAACCTGTCTGTAGATAAAGATGTAATTAACAAATTGAAGAAAAAGGGAGTTGCTAAATTCGAAAACACAATAGATGGAAACCCTCTAAACACCTACTACCTATTACAATCGGAAGATGGTGAAAGCCTACTTGCTCGTCAGACAAGTAAGCATGTCCTTGAAAAATTAAATATAAGACCCTCTACAAAATTATGTGGGATTCAACCCCGAGATGCGAGGCAAGCCTCTTTTGTAGATTCTCTAATAAATAAAGATAATCCGCTATCTATAGCTTTGGGACCAGCCGGTACTGGTAAAACTACATTAGCGATTGCTTACGCAATCGATAGCTGGATGGAAGAAAGCAAGCCTATACTTCTTTGCAAATCGACAAAGCTAGTTGGGGCTTCACGAGCCTTCGGGCCCGTTCCAGGAGACATACAAGAAAAGTATGCTCCACATATTTCTTCGTATGAAATAGTTCTTAAGAAACTATTAGGTGGCAAAAGTGAAAACTATATATCTCTTTTAAAACAAAAAAAAGCAATAGAATATATACCCGTAGAATATGTAAGAGGTTGTACTTTTGAGAAGTGCACTTTTATTTTAGATGAGGTACAAAATTTAACTTGGCATGAGTTAAAAACCGTGATATCTAGAATGGGTGAAGACACAAAGTTAATTATTTTAGGTGACCCGCTTCAAGCTGATATAAATTTCAAAAATGAAAAAAGTGGAATAGAGATATTGCTTGCCTCTGAGGCATTTAAGAAATCCCCAATTACTAGCGCGGTCTACCTTGAGACACAGTATCGAAGTGAAGTAGCTCAACTAATCGCTGATATTGACAAGGAATTAAGCAATGACTCAAAACGAAGAGGTGCTTCATAAGATAGTGAGTCAACTAGACTCATTAGCTACAGATGCACAAGTTGAAGTCTTAGCAAATCTGTTTATTAGAATAGGAATAAAAGGTATTAAGAATCTGGATGCAGACGACATAAGTACTGCAAATGTTTTTAATATCGTTATGAACGATGTGGAAAATAATGGAGAAACTATAAGCAATGCCTTAGTTAGGCAGGGATTGCTATTACTATCATGGATTGATAAGGAAAAAATATGAGACAATACCCAGGAACATTTAGTATATATAAAAAGAGTGGTGCCGCTCAGTTTACGATAATCCCTCCAAGAGAGAGTGAAAATGGCAGAATTGAAAAGAACGGAGCAGTTCTTTTAGAAACAGCTGCAGGACAAGGTGAGAAATCATACAGTTGGAATGAAAAGATTACTTTTGCAATAGGTATGTCAGACCTATGCAATGTCTTTGAGAATCCAGACTCACCACCAAAACTTATCCACCAGATGCCAGGTTCAGATCTAACTAAGTCGTTAGAACTAGTGCCTGGAGAAGGTAGATACAGTGGCACATTTATGTTAAAATTAGGAGAGAAGAACAAGTCTACTGACACGTATAAAAATGTAACCGTACCAATAAGTGGTGGCGAATATACAGTGTTACTAAGACTATTTATGGCGGCAGCGCCAGTACTTATTGGCTGGAATTAATGGAATTCAAAGTAAGCACAAAATCACAAGAAGATGGAGTAGTACTTCAGCTGGAATCACTTCTTGATATATTGATGGGTAGAGTTGTGCAAGAGCCCAAAGACGATCACGTCGCTCTTGCTTCTGCACTTTGCTCATTCTTACAATCAAGAGAAAGTCTTGGTCCAGCAAGCATCGAACAAATAATGACTATTGCTTTTTCCACTGGATACTTTTATAGAGTATTCTTAGAGAAAAACAATGTTGAAATATTAGGAGAAGAAAGTGAAGAAATGGTTACTAACCCTAACAGCGAATCCAGCAGTACGAAAAGTGATGGCTGAAGTTGCTGAATTCGTACTAGAATCAGTAGCAACACTAGCAGCCGTTTATATTATTGAACTTAGAAAAAGAAACGCAACAACCAAGTTAACAGAAGGAAAAACAGAAGATGTTCAGTTACACAGTAAAAGTAAACACAATCAAGAGCCCGAAGGGGAAGGTAGTAGCCTTCGGGTCCTTAGTCATTGATGAAGTATTTGAAGTCAATGGCTTTAGAATCGTAGACGGTGCAAACGGTCTATTTGTTTCACCCCCTCAACACAAGGGTAAGGACAGAGAAGGTAATGATACCTACTTTGATGATGCTCGATTTCTCGGTGACAACCGTGAAGACATCAGAGATGAAATCTATAAGACATTTATAGATTCTTACACAGCTAGCGCAGGCAGTAACGCTCGTGCAGCAACAGCTTCAGCTCAATCCGAAAGAAACACAACGACAAGCGAAAACGACCGTAGACCACTCTGGTAATATAGCTCAAACTACTAACGAGATCCCCAGTCAGATTTTTCTGGCTGGGGATTCTTTATAGGAACAACCATGATGACCGCTAAAGAAACCAAAGAAGAAATCACTTCTGAAAAAAATGATGAACCAGCCGGATATGAAGTATCTCCAGATACAATCGTGGAAGTTGTTAAAGAGGGAGCGGCAATATATTCAGAAATAACTGCATCATTTATACAGGAGTTTGTCTTTTATGACAAAACACTATATGAATGGGCAACCGATTTAATGATAGAGATTCCAAGAGAAAGTCTAGATGAGGTACGATTCAGAGCCCTACTGATAACACTAGCAAACAACATACAGATTGCTAGCAATTACCACAGCGTTGCATCTTCTATGGCAGAAGCTATAAGCGGAGGCAACTCTATTAAGAAATCAGATGTAGTAAATGCAATAGTAATGAACTTTGCTAAGCGTGGCGCTAAGCGCCCAGCTGCCTCTGTGATAGAGCGTATGGCTGAAAGCTATATGTCTAGTACAGTATCAGCTAGAGTCGCCGCAAAGATCGTTAAGAGCTTCTGGAGACAAAGGTTAGACACCCTCCTAGAAGTAAGGAAAGTGCTTGAACAAATAGGCATGAGCCTGCACATGGAGATGAAATGGACGAGCCAGTAAAAGCATACCGAATCTGCTACCGTATGGAGTGCTTTGTAAAAGCAAAAGATGAAGACGAAGCAAAATATATGTTTCAAGAAGGCCAAGGAGATGATGCAGAGTATGTCGAGTTCATGTCAATAGAAGAGGTGAACGAAAACCACACACCTAAATAAGGGAAAGATTATGTTCGACGGAGCAATACTTGGTGTAATAACCTGGGCAAGCATGGTGTTTACCTTCATGCACTTACCCAGATTTATAAAAAGATTCCTATTGAGGCATTTTATCATATCGGATATAATAGCCACAGGAATCACATTCTTTTTATTAAGTAGTATATCCCATAGTATTATGGCTGTAGTTGGATCAATAACTTGTGGACTCTTAGTGAACATATCATTAATGGCCGTAAACAAATTCCAACTTGGAGATAGTAATGCTAAGCAAACTGCAAGCTCTCTCTGAAGAAAAGAGAGAGATTTTCTTAGAATTTGTATTGCAAGATATAGGTAGCGAATGTAGTATTATCTCAGGAGAAGAATACGAAGAATTTAAAAATATCTTAACACAAATACTTGAAAGCAAGAATACAATTGCCATCAGATTACTGTCTTTCTTACTAGGGGAACAAGATTTTGAATCTTATTATGACAAATGTCTACCCATGATAGAGGATATTATTGGTGATATAAATGAAGAATAAGAGAGATAGTCTTAGTCAAAGACTAATAGGTTTCTGGACGAAGACCAAGTATCTCGTGAGAAAACTATTCATTCAGTTACTCTCCTATATTTTACAAATACTGGCTATTATTCTTGCAATAATCATAGTTATAATAGTGATTATCAGTGTAATAATAGTTACATTAGTTAAAGCTCTCTACGAGAAAAATGAATCTAAGAAATACGAATAACTGGAGAATATATGTTTATATCACAATATAGTGACGGGAGAAAGATTAGAATATTTTCTCTCAGTGAATCCTTTATAGATCAATATAAAGACAAGCAACCCAATTGGGGCCCAGTAGGTTACTTTACTTTTAAAAGAACATACGCACGCCCATCAGATCTGAATGGTACGGAAGAATTCTGGGAAACCTGTAAGAGAGTCGTAGAGGGAGTATACAATATACAGAAACAACACTGTCGTGTACTACGTTTACCGTGGGATGACCGACAAGCCCAAGCTTCAGCTCAAGAAATGTTTAAAAGAATGTGGGAGTTTAAATTCACCCCACCTGGACGCGGCCTATGGATGATGGGTACAGACCTTGTATATGACAAAGGTGCTGCGGCACTAAACAATTGTGCTTTTGTTTCGACGGAAAACATTCATGTTGAATTTGCAGAACCGTTTTGCTTTCTCATGGATATGTCAATGCTCGGAGTAGGAGTAGGTGGAGACTGCAGAGGTGCAGGAGTAATTAAGCTACAAACACCCAAGTATACAGACGAACCTTATGTTGTAGAAGATTCTAGAGAAGGATGGATAGAACTAGTTAGAACGGTGCTGAATTCTTTTACAGGCCGTGGTTCTTATCCGTTAACTGTAGATTACTCTAAAGTTCGACCAAGGGGTAGCGCCATTAAAGGTTTTGGTGGCGTAGCGTCTGGTCCAGATCCACTGATAAGATTGATTGACAACCTCACTGAATTGTTAACGCCTACAGATGGAAAGAGCTACGCTGTTAGCTCCTCACAAATCGTTGACATATTTAATTATATAGGAAAGTGTGTAGTTTCAGGTGGAGTACGTCGCACAGCTGAAATAATGTTCGGCAATCCAAACGATGAAGAATTCATAAAGCTAAAGCAAGACAAACATGCATTAATGGATAGAAGGTGGGCAAGTAATAATTCAATCTTTGCTGAAGTTGGAATGGACTACTCTACCATAGCAGACTCTATTGCCCTAAATGGTGAACCAGGAGCTATCTGGTTAGAGAACATGAGACATTATGGAAGAATGGCTGACCCATATAATGGTAAAGACTTACGCGTTATGGGTTCGAACCCATGTTCGGAGCAGTCTCTAGAAGACCACGAACTCTGCTGTTTGGTTGAAACATTTCCAGCTCATCATGAAGATCTAGAAGATTATAAACGAACGCTTAAGTACGCATATCTTTATGCGAAGACCGTTACACTGATTCCTACTCATAACAGTAAAACAAATGCAGTTATGATGAGAAACAGAAGAATAGGCTGCAGCATGAGTGGTATTGTACAAGCAATGGAAAAACTAGGAAGAAGAGAGTTTCTTTCCTGGTGTGACAAGGGGTACAAAACGATTAAAGATTGGGATGACATCTATTCAGAATGGCTCTGTATTCCAAGGTCCATAAAAGTAACAAGTGTTAAGCCTAGTGGAACAGTATCTCTGCTCTGCGGAGCAACCCCAGGTATACACTACCCCCACAGTGAGTATTATATTAGAAATATAAGAGTACAAAATACATCTCCACTTTTAGAAGCGTGTCTTAAAGCGGGGTATCCCGTTGAAGAAGATGCTTATTCAGACGACACATCGGTTGTATCATTTCCAGTTCAAGAATCATTTTATTCTAAATCGAAAAACGATATAACTATTTGGGAACAGTTCGCAAATGCAGCTGCGCTCCAAAAGTGGTGGGCTGACAATCAAGTATCAATTACTATTACATTCACTAGTGCAGAGGCCAGTGTTATTAAAACGTGTTTAGAAATATATGAAACACAACTTAAATCCGTATCTCTTTTACCATTAAATGAAAAAGAACATGGATATGTACAGGCCCCATATGTCGAGATCACTAAAAATGAATATGAAAGCATGCTTAAGGTGTTAAAACCTTTGGATCTATCCTTGGCAACTCACGAAGCAGAAGACAAATTCTGTGACGGAGAAACGTGTGAAATAAAATTTGACACAAACGAGAGTGAAGATCATGCAAATTAATGAGCTTGTCAAAGAAGCTCATAAGCTTTCAGTGGAGAAGGGATGGCACCAAATCGAAAGATCGGTGCCTGAACTTCTCTGCTTAATACATTCTGAGTTAAGTGAAGCTTTAGAAGAATACCGAAACGGCAAAGATACAAATGAGATATACTATGTAAGTGGTAAGCCCGAAGGGATACCTATAGAACTTGCTGACGCTGTTATAAGAATTGCAGATTTATGCGGACTGCATAATATAGATCTAGAAGAGGCAATAAAAATAAAAGCTACTTACAATAAAACACGATCCCACCGACACGGTGGGAAAGTCTGCTAGAAATAGGGTATTTATATGGGATCAGAAGATTACAACACGTTGCTACACGCAATACTCAAACAGGCCATGGATGACTATATAAAATTACAGCATCCAAAATTTAGAAAAAAGAAATATTTACAAGAAGCATTCGATAGCGCTGTTGATATGTTTTTTGATTCAGAATTCAGTATGCTTCACCTAACAAATGATATGGGTGAAGAAATGAATCTAAAAGATATGATAACTCAATTACTCGATGATGATAGAGCCAATCTAGATAAAATGAGAAAACATATTATTGAAGGCGCCAGATCTTTTTGGGAAACAAAACTAGTGAACACTCTTTACATACCTAAAAGCTTTATTTACGACGGACATGTTTATATAGTACAACACACAGAAGAACTCGATCCAGAAATAGATTTTGAAAAAAAGATTATTACTTTAAATCGAAAAGAAGAAGATTCTGAAAATCAAGAAAGATTTGTCTTAGTGGCTTTGCAAGTAATGCTATATCATGAAGACATAGGTATCAGTCAAAAGAATATAGAGAAACTAGGTAAAGCACTATTTCGGATGCTTCGAATAAACTCATGCTTTACTGGTGACTAAGAAAACTTATTGAATTTCTCAAAAGCACTGTCAGGTAAAACCTCAACCAGTTCTGTAGAGTTATATTCTTTGTCAGCTGGATGAATGATTAGCTTTGCACCGACAGCCTTGACGGTGCTAGCTTCATACAGTGTATCTTCAGAATAATCTGGCCCCTTAATATAGTACTTAGGCTTTAAAGTCCTAATTAATTTAGAAGGCTCGTCTTCTATAAAGACAACTACATCCTTAACAAAAATATTATTTCTCAATACATAAGCTCTGTCAACAAGAGGTACTGCATTGTCTCCATACTTCTTTTGTAAGTATGGATCTGCATTAATGCCAACTGTGACCTCTCCATACTTACTGGCAAACTCTAATAAACGAACATGTCCAGCATGAACGATATTAAAAGTACCAGTAACTAATACTTCTACAGACAAGGGGAACTCCAATGATGGAAATAGAAGCAGGATACGTTTTCCTGTTCGTGATAATTACGCTTCTTGGATTGCTTCTCTATTTTATACAAAAAACTAACTTCCTAAAGAGAGAGATTAAACAAATATGTGTTAATAATAACATGTTGAGTGCTAAATTTACCTCTTTGGAGAGGGAATATAACATAAAATATGAATCTTGGCGTACAACTCAAGAGCGAAAAGTAAGAAAAGACGCAACAAAAAGATCTCGTAACATAATGAGAGGACAGGCCACAGAGCACTTGGCCCCGTATATGTTTACAAATAAATTAAATCCGAAAGACTTTAGATTTCTTGGGAACCCAATAGATTATATTGTGTTCTCTGGATGCTCAGATGTCACCGATGGTGTATCTGACACAATCGAAAAAGTTATATTAATAGATATTAAAACAGGTACAAGTAAACTAAACAAAGTCCAACGCAGGATAAGAGATGCGGTAAAAGAAGGAAGAGTTGAATTCTTAACCTATAACCCTGATAAAACAAATGACTAATCAAAGAACAAACTGGAACCAATACTTTATTGATGTTGCTTACGTTGTTGCTTCACGAGCAACATGTAGTAGAAAGCATGTAGGTGCAGTTATAGTCAGAGATAAAAGAATTTTATCTACTGGGTATAATGGGTCAATATCGGGTCAACCACACTGTAACGACGAAGGACACATGTTAGAAAATAATCATTGTGTCAGAACCATTCATGCCGAAATGAATGCAATTGCTCAAGCTGCGAGAAGCGGCGTAGCAATAGATAATGCAGATATATACGTAACAGCATCACCTTGTTGGAACTGTTTTAAAGTTATAATTAATAGTGGTATTAAGAAAATATACTATGATGAGTTCTACAATGATGATAGAATATTTCCCATAGCAGAGGCTGCTAGTATTAAGTTAGAGCAAATTAAAAGGAGTTCACATGGAAAATGATATTAAAGATGATCTAAAACCTAAACCGCCTGCTAAGTTAGCCCCACAGGGCATTAGAACCTTTACAGTCTGCAGACAAGTAGACGAAACTGGTGTATCTGGCGAAGGTATTGTGATCGAGGGAGCCGTGCTTGGAACTGGTCAGTGTATTGTTCACTGGCTATATCCACCGCCTAGAGGTGGTATAGCAATCTTCGACTCTATGAATGATTTTCTGAACGTACATGTATTTCCACACCCTGCAAATCGGACCATTATTACATTTGCAGATGGAGAGCAAGAAATGTATCCACCCCTAACAACGAGTGAAAACTCACAGTAAAAGGAAAAAATGGCAATCAAGAAAATTACAGGCATCAACGAGATTGATGCAATAGCTCATGCACTTTCGAAAAAGTTTGGTGGAAAAGATATTCTTTCACTTGGTCCAAAGTTTGAAACTGCAAACCCAATATCAACTGGTAGCCTCTACCTAGACTGTCAACTAGGCATAGGTGGTATTCCAGATGATAGGGTAATTGAAATATTCGGCCCCCCATCAGCCGGTAAGACCTCTTTGGCCTTACAATTGGTGGCAAATTATATAAATCAGAGAGGCTATGATAGGCCTCCCGTGTTTATTGACCTAGAAAGAACAACTGGTATCGACCTTGTTAAATCAATGGGTATTGATCCTGATAAAGTAATCTTTTGTTATCCTGATACTGCAGAAGAAGCATTACAAGTAGCAATTGATCTAGGTCTAAGCGGAGCTGTAGGACTAGTTATCTTCGATTCAATCGATGCAGCTCAAGCTGAAAAAGAAACTAAACGACAAATGTCAGAAATGGGTGTTGGTGATTTACCTAGAATAATGTCCAAAGCAATGAGAACGATATCAAAAGTCTGTGTTGACAAGCAGGTTTGTTACATTTTTATTAATCAAATAAGAATGAAAATCGGCGTAATGTATGGTAATCCAGAAACTACAAGTGGTGGAAATGCTCTTCCATTTTACTCATCAGTAAGAATGAGAGTATCTTCAAAGCCTTCCAAAGAGAAGCCAAATACACTTGAAATGAAAGTTGTAGTTAAGAAAAATAAAATGGCACCTGCCTTAAACAAGGCGGCTGAATTTGATTTTATCTGCGGACAAGGAACGGATCCCTATACAGATCTAATTACATTCTGTAAAGATATGGGTATCCTGCGATTTGCAGGTTCAGCTGTTAAGATGAGGTTGCCAGAACAAGAAGAAACAACCATATGTACTGGAGGAAAAGCTGGTGCAATCCAATACCTCAAACTTAACGAAGAAGCTTATACAGAACTTAGAGAGGCTTGCTATTCCCAGAGCGGAATATCCGCTCCTGGAGGAGAAGATACAAGAGGTGATAAGAATGATCAAGAAGCAGGAAAAGTTATCCCCCTTACAAAAGAAAGCAGTAGCTGATAACGTATCAGAAATCGTTCTTGCGTTTGAAGATAACTCTGGTAATGAACTGACAGTTCAATGCCAAACTACTGGCAAGGATATTTTTGTAATGCAAAACGGAAAGAAAACTTCAATTGACAGTCACGGAAAATGTCGAGACTGTGGAGTGTACTTCCATATTGATGGACTTGAAACTGGTGAAGGAATGAGCAGGGCTTCATGGCCAATCTGCTACAAGGGATTTTATTGCTTAGAGTGCTATAGCAAACCAATTGACTAACTAAAGGAGACCGACATGAAAGATTTTGTACATCTTCATGTTCATACGGAGTACTCCCTTTTAGATGGTATCAACCGAGTCAAAACATTACCTGAGCATATAAAGAACCTCGGGCAACGTTCACTCGCGATTACAGATCACGGAAATGTAAGCGGATCTTATAGATTTTATAAATCTTGTAAAAAAGTAGGGATACAACCAATTATAGGTATGGAAGCCTACTATACTATCAACGATAGAACAGTTAGAGAAGTAGACGACTTAGGAGAATCTTATTACCACCTGATACTAATAGCTCTAAACAATAAAGGACTACACAACTTATATAAGTTATCAAGTTTCGCCTATACGCAAGGCATGTATAGGAAGCCAAGACTTGATGATATCCTACTCGGTGAATATGGCGAAGGCATTTGTGCAACAACCGCCTGCCTTGGATCCAGGATATCCCAACTAATATTAAAAGACAGAGTAAAAGAAGCTGAAATGATGATTGATCATCATAGAGCTTTGTTCTCTAATAGATTCTTAATAGAGCTACAACTCCACGAAATGGAAGATCAACAAATAGTAAATAAAGTTCTTATGGAAATAGCATTGAGAAAAAACATCCCAATGGTATTAACTAATGACTGTCACTATACTCATGAATTAGATAAACAACTACACGAAGCTGCTCTATGCATGCAAACTAAGACAACACTATCCAATGAGAATAGATTCACTTTTGGAGAAATAGATGTCCATGTTGCTTCCCATGATTGGATGAAAGCAAAAGCTGAAGAGCAAGGAATACCCTACGAAGCAATTCGGAATACAGTACATGTAGCAGACATGGTGGATTCTAACGATTACTTCACTGATAGAATGAATCGCTATCCTAGGTATAAAGATGTTCCAGAGAATCTAAAGTCTTGGCAATTTTTAGAGATAGAAGCAAAGCAAGGCCTGTATAATAGATTCAAAGGTATGCCACCTGACAGCTACAAAAGCAGATTAGACGAAGAGCTTACTACAATTAAGAAGATGGGCTTCTCAGACTACATGCTTATTGTTGCACAGTTTATGAACGGTGCAAGGGATGTAGGAGTGCTACATGGACCCGGAAGGGGTTCTGCAGCAGGCTCATTGGTTGCTTATGCATTAAAAATAACCGAAGTAGATCCAATTAAATATGGATTGCTCTTCGCTAGATTTTTAAACAGTGGCAGAGGAGCTACTCCTCTAATATTTGATCAAGAGCTAGCAAGTAAAATTGATTGCAGTAAGCATCATCCTAACGGCAAGTGCCCCTCCTGTGAGTAACAGGAGGGGATACTTAACAACCGTTTTTACACCTAGCTACTGGTCGCAACATCCATCTTTTCATACTACACCTCTACCAAAGTATTAGAGTCATAACACCCGTCAGAGCAGTATCAGTCACAGTACCACACTCAAAAGACTCAATACCCAAGCCCTCTGGGGTGCGGGGAAGAGTTGAATCTAAAGTAATTGTAGCAATATTTGCTGCAGTAGGTAGCAGCCACTTTAAAACGGTAACATCACACTGACTCTCTCTCGGAGATACGACTCTCCGAAGATTGTTGAGAACAATATCAACTTCATCATTTGTTGGATCTACTATTACTGCTTGTATACCTCTTGCAGGTCGACCAAGTATTGCCTTGCAATCGATTTGATTTCCCGAAGAAACGTCGACTGTAGCACTTTGTAAAGTATTATAGCGACCGGTTGAAGAACTTGAAGAAAAACCCATTTGGAGCACTCCTATGATTAAACAAATTAAAAAATACTATATACCTGATCGTTTATCTCAAGTAGACAGTGACTTCCTTTCTTTCGAGGAGGAAATGATCTCCTCTACAGATCAGGAAAGAATACTAACACTATTAAATAACAATATGAAAGCAAAAATCTCTAACCCTTACAATAGTATCATATTATATATATGCGGTCTAAGCAATGAATTCAACTTTCAGACAGAAAGATCTGAAACTATTGACGGTAGTCCACCTGATATCGATATTGATCATGACGCTTTAGAACGTGAAAAAGCAATTGAATGGGCTGTTGAATACTGGGGTAGAGATCAAGTCGCCAACATAATTACACACGGAACTTTTAAGCCAAAATCATTAGCAAGATCTTATTACAGGGTTACTGAAGGCCCAACTACAGAGCTGAGTGATATCTTAAAGATGATACCTCCTCCCAAATACGGGAGAGAAGCAACTCTTGAAGAAATCACAACAGCACATCCTGAATTAAAAGAAGATAAAACATACGACAGCTTTTACTCAGCTGCAGAAAAGCTTGAGAATATGGTATCAAACTTTGGAATCCATGCCGCAGGTATTGTTATATCCAATTTTCCAATTTCAGATGTTGTTCCAACCTGGAAAAACGGAAAAGCAGACTTGATCACCCAGTTTGATAAAAACGAAGTAGAAGAACTAGGCTTAATCAAATTCGATTTCCTAGGAATTGATACACTATCTATTATAAAAGAAGCTCTCAGCTTGATAAAGCAAGAGAAAGATTTGGAAATAGATCCATATGCAATTGAAGATGAAGATCCAAAAACCTATACTATGATGGAACACGGATTACTAACTGGAGTATTCCAGATGGAAACTTCAGGTATGGCAAAGAGACTAATAAAAAGAATTAAGCCAAAAAATATTAACGAGCTAAGCGACATTAGTGCACTCAATAGACCTGGGCCTTTACAGGCCCAGCTTGACGAACAATATATATTAAACAAAAACAACGGATACCCACCAGACGATCTACCATCAGAACTTGCTAAAGTTCTTGAAGGAAGCTATTGGACACTAGTATACCAAGAGCAAGTAATGGCAATTTGTTCTGACCTTGCAGGATTCACAGAGAAAGAGTCTGATGATATCAGAAGAGCAATGGGAAAGAAGGATGCAAAAGTGCTAAACGCTTATAAAGAGAAATTCCTAAAAGGAATCTCAGAAAACGGAGCACTTAGCACCAGCTATAGTGAAGACCTATGGGAATCTCTAGTTGGTTTTGCAGACTATTGTCTTGAAGGAAGCACAAGAATACTAACCATTGAAAATGGACCAGTATCTGTTCGTGAAATAGTTGAAAATAAGCAAAAGGTAACTGTACTATCTGTAGATCAAGATGATATGATAGTTGCTCAAGAGATTAGTCAATGGCATAATAATGGCCACAAAGATGTATACAGGTATACACTGTCAAATGAATTAGAAATTATTTGTACAGAAGATCATAAATTTATGACTGAAGATGGAGAAATGAAAACCATAGATGATATCTATAGTAACGATTTGTCAATCTCAGTTAAAAAATTAATCTATTTATCGTAGGAGGCTAGATATGCCAAAAATTAGACAGGTATCAGGCTCAGTGGCGCTCAGAGGGCGCCTTTATCATGAGCAATCAGCTGTTGACAACACTGCTTGGACTTGGTCTGAATTCACCGTACCTACCGAAGGTATAATTCATCGAGTCCGAGTTGTTCAACAAAATAAAGCAGATGAACTCGAAGTAATGGTTATGGAAAAAGATCCAGACGATGAAATGCCTTTAGCAGATGAAGACCATCCACCCCTTTCCGTTATACTTAAATATGCTTCATCAGCTGGTCAATTAGACAGCGAAGAGTTTACATATTTTAAAGTGCCCCAAGACAGCGACCTTACAGACGGAGAAGGTGCAGATATGAAGCGCCATGGATCTCTATTCGTAGGTCTTAAATCAAATAACGGGGCGGCACAACCGGTTAAGATTTTGATTGACTTTGAAGTAGTAGCATAGAAGGAGGGTACAATGGGTTATTATAGTAAAAAAATAGCAACATCAAGAGTTGTCCCTCCCGCCCCCTCGGGGGGAGGGGGAGGCAATCCTGATCTTGTTCCCCCTCTTGCAGAGATAGGTCCACACCATGAGAACGCTGGCACAACTAGTAAAAGCGTTTCATTTAATGCCTTTACTGGTGGCTCTGGCTCTCATACTGTAACTGGAAGCTTGATTAAACCTGGTGGATCGCCAGCAACACTATCTGGTACTGGATTGTCCTACACTATTAACAATATGAGAGATGGAGAGTCCTATAGACTGACAGCTTATGCAACAGATGACGGTGACGGACAGAAAGCGCAAACAAGTGTAGTCGTTTCTGTGGAACAAGCAGTAACAACCACTCCACCATTCCAAATGGTAAGCGGTGATCTAACTTGGAAAACCCATATATCCGTTGACAGTCTCAGCAATGTAGACATGGCTAACCAAGTCTCAGCACTTCCACTGTTGGCACCAAGCTCAGCATATGGTTCCATTAAAATAACTGACGCAACTTCAGATTCATATATAGACACTGGCGTAGATATTGGGAACACAACCGATACGACTATTTCCATCTGGGTGAAAACCAGTGAGAATGATGGAACTATAATGTCAACAGATGAGGGTGGCTATGACTGGACTCTAGGAATGGACAACGGCAACTGGAGATTTGCAAATGGTAGCAATTGGCATAATACGAATATAGCTTACATTCATGACCAATGGTATCACCTATCAGCTGTATTTGATGTTGCCGCTAGTACTCTATATTTCTATATCGATGGAGTACAGGTTTGGACAAAAAGTATTACTACCGATGTCAATACAGGTAGCTGGTATATAGGCAGGAGCCCTCACTATGCAGCCAATAGATTCGAGGGAGAAGTTGCAGGAGTAACAATATGGGACAAAGCGCTTACTGGACCAGAAATTACCGACATATATGGAGGCGGTTACACATTTGATGTAACAACAAATTCAGGCAACTACGCATCATCTGCTGATGTTCTATCTCATATCAAAAGGGGAGAAATTCCTAATAGCAGGGGCTATAACAAAAATCCAGATACCGGAGAAGAAACCCCTCTTGGTGCCGAAGCGGCATTACAAACTTTAGACATGCCGGTTGATACTGGCAACACAGTTATCGGCCCTCAAACATTTTTAGGAACATCTGTTCCGTAATAGGAGTAAATTATGCCAGTTATACCATTAAATGATTTAACATGGAAACAATCAGCACTAACAAACCACTCAGTCTCAGCTGTAGGAAAGCTAAAAGCCATAAGAGATATTGTAGATGCGATAGACTCAAACGGCGGCGACTGGGAAGTTAAAGACTTCTGCCTTGAAGGTGAAACCAAATTCAATGGTGGCGCCAATACTGCATCTGGTAACGGAACGCTTATCATAGGCAATAAAAACAGTAGTGCTATACCTAACCAAAGGATTGTATTTGGTGGCAATTCAGCCGGAAAGAACATGAACAATTATGGCTGCCCACCACACAATGAGTCGTCTACAAATCAAACCAGTGAGCAAGTATTTGGCGGCTACGCACCGGATGGATTTGGTGTTGATGCTGGCGCAATTCAGCCAAGCGGAAACACTTTAACAAGCAGCGATGATGAAGCATGGTATACTCAAGACCCATCTGGCAACGGCTCTAAGCCCTGGACAAAGTATGCCCTTGTTACGTCTCAGCCAGGAGATCAAACCTGGATAATTCACTCTGAAGATATATTGTGTATAGGGCATAGAAAAGTTTCTGAAAACAAGTGTCATCTATGGGCAGCTGGACGCATACTTGAAGCAGCAGATACGGAAAGTGGCTGGACCGATTGGGATAAAGGCATACCAGGTATGTTCGCTGGAGGTGGAGAAGCAGGCAATGCTTCTTACTGGACTCCTAGCAACTTCTGGAACCTAGGCTTCAATACCAATGGAGGCTTTATGAATGGCTCTAGTGTCCAAAATGAACTTAAAAAACCTGTATTCGCAATATTGTCACCAGAGAATGAGAACTTACACGAAAAAATAAGAAGAATTCACAACGAAACTCTTCTTGAACCAAACGGTCTTGGCTATCTAACAACCACAAGCGGAAAGCAAGTCTTTCTGCCAGTCCATTATTGTAGAGCAGAAGGATATTATCAATATATAGGCAAGCTCCGCAACATGGGCTATGCTAATGATGCCATCTGCAGGCAACAGCTACATGACAACAATGATTATTTACACGTTATATATTTCTCAAGGAGTACTACTACAGCTGGAGACGCACTAGCTTTTGTAAATCCAGCACCATAATCGCACGGAGGATCTTAATGAAGATCATATCTAGAGAGTATGTTGGGGAGAGCGAAGTCTATGACATTGGCCTTCCCGATATACACAACTTTATTCTAGAAAATGGAACCGTCGCTAGCAACTGTTTTAATAAAGCTCATAGCGTTAGCTATAGTATGCTAACATATATATCTGCCTACCTTAAGGCAAACTATGCTTCAGAATTTTTCTGTGCACTAATGACTGTTAGATCCAAGTCCCTACAACCTAAAACTTGGGCAACAAAAGCACCTGAATATATTCAAGAGGCACAAGCATTTGGAGTAGAAATACACCCGCCTTCGATAAATTCATCAAACCTCGGATTTAGTATTAGAGACGAAGATGTTTACTTTGGCCTAAATGCAATTAGAGATGTAGGTAAAACTGCTGCTCGGACGATAGTCCGAGCGAGAGGAGAGGCACCCTATAAAAGTGTCTTCGACTTTCTCCAAAGAGTAAACCTACAAAAAGTAACAACCAAAACATTCATAAGCCTTGTCAAGGCTGGAGCGTTTGATATGTTGGGGTATGATCGCAGTGATCTTATCCAAAACTCTCAAGCACTATATGATTATATTAGAGATGTAGTAGAATATGAGCAAAGAAAAATTGATCTTGTTGTTAGAGAAAAGGAAATTGAAGACTTGACTGTAGTCATTGACAAAAGAAATATTTTGCGCAAAGAACTAAAGAAAATAGAAAAAGAACTTAAGAAAGTAGAAGACAAAAATTTATTATCAAGGAAGTTAGAAGTAGAAGAAGAGCTTTTTCCTCTAGAACAAATGAATCTAAGAAGAAAGCCAAGGCTTAAACCTAAACAAGAACCACAAAAACCTGAACTAGTCAGATCCGAAGAAGTTGAAATAAATATTCATCAGATAATGGAACAGGCACACTATATCGGTTGCTATATTGGGACTCACCCAGCACAACTAATAAATAGTTCAGGCACAGTTAAGATAAAGAACCTTTATAAAGGGCAAAAGACATATGTATGTGGAGTCATAAATTCACTAAAAGTTATACGCACTCGAAAGGGTCACGAAATGGCTTTCTGTGAAATTGACGACTCGACCAGTACAGCTGAGGTAACTATTTTTCCAAGAACTTGGAAGAATGCAAAACTAAATAATATCTCAGAAAACAAACTGGTAAGAATGAAAATAAAAACAGAGCAAGAAGAGCCAGTAATCAAGCTTATTGCAGACTCAATTGTGGTCTATCAGGAGAATATAGATGAAATGGCGTGAAGAAGAAGAACACCTACTGCGACTTCTAATTCCTACAAACAGCTACAACGAAATAGCTGAAGAATTTAGAAGACGACATGACCTGGGTATACCAGGTCACAATACAGTAAGATCAGCTGAGGCCATTCGAAAGAAATGCCAAAGAGAAGATATTAATTCGAACATCGAGTATGAAGATCCATACGAAAACCGTTGGAAGAAAATCAAAAAGATGCAAGAAGAATATCTAATGGATGCAGAAACAAATACTACCGGAATAGTAGATAACGCAAGTAGAAAGATTCTGACCCTGTCAGATATTCACTTTCCTTTCGCACTAGTAGATGAGCTAGAAAAAGCACTAACACTGCATGCAGATGCTGATATTGTTGTACTCAATGGAGATATTTTAGATGGTTACATCTTCTCAACATATGGTACAGCAAAAAGAATTGCAGCTCTAAAAGAATATCGAGCTGCCTTCAACTTAGTTAAACAAATCTCTGAAAACTTTCCAGAGGTAGTTATAGTTAGTGGTAACCATGATAGAAGACCAGCAAAAGCTTTATCAAAAGCAGACTTTAAGAAAGAGGCATCACAAGTATTAAGACCAGACCTATTAGCTAGGATAGCTAATGGTGAAGTATTGAATGAATACGGTGAAGTTACAGACATATTAAAGTTTGACAACGTCACTTATCAGAAGTATGATAGCTGGTACGTGCGAATTGGTAAAACAATATTTGCTCACCCAGATGCATATTTTGGTAGTTGGCCTGGACAGACTGTGGTAAAATTGATGGACTACTTTACAAAAAGATTAGGTAGTGATAAATTCGATTCCGTTGTAGTGGGACATACACACAGAATATATAAAGGTATCTTTTTTAATAAGATGTTAATAGAACAAGGGGCTATGGCAGCACGCATGCCCTATCAACACAGAGCTGACTTGAGGTTTCCTCATGCTATGAATGGTTACGCAGTAATCTTTCAAGATGAAGAAGGAAATACAGACTTCACAAAAAGTAAAGTCTATTACCTCGGAAGTCAGCTACCTCCTAAAAAGGAAATACTCTAATGGCTAGTAGAACTAGAAAAGGTGGCACCACCACCAAAAAGAAAACCGCAAAGAATACTACTACTAAAGCAACTCAAAGCCAAGCAGCAAGTACTCCGCAAACTCCCCCAAGCTTAGAAGATGGACAACTCCTCCAGATTCTAACTGGTTTACGAGTTCGTGTAGACGCTGCTAACGCACAGTTGGTACAACTAGGACTTCTTGTGGAATACCTGTATGAAAGACTTGAAGCTTCGGAAAGCGTAGACGTTCAGTCAGATGCTTTCCCCGAGTGGGCTAAGAATCGCTATGAAGAAATTCAAACAGCAGCTCAAGAAGCAATGAAGGGTGATTTGATGGATACGTTTAAGGAAGCGCAGGCAGAAGTAGAGAAAGAAATCAATCTAACTGAATAGGAGACACCATGTCAGAATGGTCATTTATAACTCATATAACTGACTATATGGCTAGACCAAGACTTGGTGATTCAAAGCCCCCTACACTTTGGCCCTCTGAGGCATCCGCTGTTTTAGTCAATGAATATGACGAAGAACATGTGGTCGGTAAGTGTAGGAGGGCTTCCTATTTTAGATTACTATTAGATAGTTACGATTACTTTGAAGACAAGTACAGCTTTTATAAGCCTATAGTCGAAGCCTTGCACTTAGAAAAAATTCCAGTAGAACCATATGTTCGGTGGCTCTGGAAGCAAGGCGACCTTTACGAACAATTTTGTATAGACATAGCGAAGAATTCTGGTACATATATAGCAGACCAAGTTCAAGTATATATACCAGAGCTAAATATCTCTGGTAAAATAGATATAATTGTTATTGATCCTACAACGAAACAATTAAGAATTGTAGAATGTAAATCCATATACGGTTATAATGCAAATACGATATTGGGCACACCTGCCGAACGCAAAAGAGGAAAACTTGGAACACCAAGAGAGTCTTATTTAATGCAGCTAGGTATATATCAGTACTGGACTGGCGCAAAAGAAGAGTATGGAGACGCACTCTTAGTGACTGGCGCCAGAGATACCGGAAGGTATGCAGAGTTCAACTTGGTTGTAAAGCAGGACGAATCCATAGAAGATGACAACAGTAACTACATCTTCTACAGCGGTAACTCTCCGTGCCAAACGGAGGAAGTTAACTCTGGGATAAGTATAGAGAATATATTTGAACAATATCAAAGCACTACAAAATGTCTCGACTCGGGAACAATTCCTAAGCGAGACTTCGAGCTTCAATTCTCTCAAGACAAGATTGACAAACTCTACGACAGAGGACTCTTAAGCAAGAAGGACACCGAGCAACACCGAAAGCGCAAAGAACAAATCGCAGCAGGTAAAGCTAGACCGGTAAAAGCAGTTGATAAAGGAGATTGGCAATGTCGCCTTTGTGCCTATAAGAATATCTGCTATCAAGAAGATAATACTCCTAGAGATTTATAGGAGCTATTATGATTCCTGATACCTACTTCTTGGTTAAGGTGTGGATCGATAAGGATGAGTATACGTATGGTCCCTATTTTGAATTAGACTATGCAATGCTCATTCTTGTCGATCATGTTCCAGATATCGTTACAGCAAAAGTAGAAAAAAAACACTTTAACTATAAAGCAGAAATACATGAATGTATTTTAGGCAGGAACCCTACATGGATAATAGTCTCAATACCGATTACGGAGAACGAGTGCCGAAAAACTCGACACTAGAGAATCAACATCTTACTACTAACGATGTAACACTGAAGCCAAAGCTTGGAGTACTTAAGTCCAGATCAGATGCAGAGCTAAATAAATTTATTTATAGTTCGCCAATGGATACTGTAACTGGCTTGAGTATGACAACTGCTATGGTTGATGCTGGGGAACACCCCGTGGTCTGTCGCTTTATTCCGGATTGGAATGATGCATTCTTGGCATACCATGAAAATCCTGATGTCTTCTTTGCAATAGGAACCAAAAAAGAAGATACAGTAAAGCTGGTACAAATTCTCGAAAAGCTGTATCCAGAAGATAGTACCTCTGAATTTAGTCCAGTATCTATATCTCTAGACATAGCTCACGGAGACTCCAGGATTGGCCATGCCACTACCCAGTGGCTGTCACAGTGGGAGTTCATTGGTAATATAATGTCCGGTACTGTGTGCACCCCTGAGGGCGCACTAAGAGCTATTGCTTCTGGATGTACACACATTAGAGTCGGAGTCGGCTCTGGCAGTGCGTGTACTACTAGATTGATGACTGGATGTGGCATGCCGAACCTCACCGCTGTTTATAAAATACATAGAGCAATATCAAATATGCACGGAATCGAGAACAGAAAAAACTATAAGATCATTGCAGATGGTGGGATTAAGTATCCTGGCGATGCGGTAAAGTATATTGCAGCTGGAGCAGATGCCGTTATGCTGGGTAATGCCCTGTCTAAGTGTCCAGAAACACCTGGCTGGCATATAGAAGATGGCATTCCATTTAAACATTATAGAGGTCAGGCCTCTAGACAATTCCAAGAAGAACTTCTTGGAAGAACTCCTGATTGTGCAGAAGGTGCCGTTGGCCCAAGAATTGGCCATGGTCAAACCTGCGAAGAAACAATAACAATGTTTAGAGGCGGTATGAGATCAGCGTTAAGTTACTTAGGTCTAACTTCTATGTCCACACTGAAGCCAGAGAACGTCGATTTTGTTCAGCTGACTGCAGCGGGGTTCACAGAAGGAACCCCTCATGGAACATGATGCAGAAATCATTATTTGCGGAGACCCTATAAAGGATATATATGTAGAAGAATATCTCGCATACAATCAAAAAGTTTTAACAGAGAAAGTGGTGACCTGTAGTGGTGGCGCTCTAAATGTATATGAAAATCTAAAATCTATTCTCAGAGAAGACGTAGTAACCCTTGTGGGCCCCACCTGTTATCAACGCCAAGATATATATAGTATTATTAGGTCAAGCTTTGTCGGTAGAGATATATATCTAGTTCCTGAATCTGAAAGAAGCTCCTTTTATCATAATGCTCCAGACCCTACTCATAGTATAAATAGTTCTACTGAAATAAGAAACGATGGAAGACCAATGGGACTGGTACTATCAGACTATAATAGAGGTTTACTAAATAGGCAAAGCTATGCCGAGCCCATAACGTATCCTTTTGAATTCTGCGTAGTGGACTCAAAAGAACGCACTATAAATATAGACCTATTTAAAAGTTCTAAACTTAAAATTTGGCATGCCACAGGCAATGAGTATTGTTCAGAATTTGCTAAGAACTTTGACTGGGTTTACCACACTAATGCAGAAGGACCAGTACTGATAACCAGCGGAGACAATGACATGTCTCTGCACCCCATTTGGGTACCCGATACTAAAGTTATAAATACCTGTGGCGCAGGCGATACTTTTACCGCAGCCATAGCTAGTTATCTTACAAAAATAAATCAAGAAAGACTCACAGAAGAAGATCTTCTTCAAGCTGGAGCCTTTGCTATTGCGTGTTGTCAAGAAGTTATTACTAAACCATACACCTCAATAACAAACCATAAATTGGATGAAACATGTACATAACAAATGTAAATGAAGTGCTACCCCTACTGAGGGGAAAGCTCAAAGAATATTTGTCAATTAAATTAGGTGTTCGCTCCAATGCGCGTAAAATACAATGCTTTGTTCACAACGATGAAAACCCTAGTATGTATTTTAATCCAAAGGCTAACGATGAACTTGTTAAATGCTTTAGCTGCGGATGGAATGGAGATATTTTTGCAGCTGCAGAACATATAGAAAATCTGCCAAGTTCAGGTCCTACCTGGATTACAGAAACTATTCCGCACCTATGCAAGCTTCTAGAGATCCCTATAAAATTGGGAGAACCATCTACTATCGAAAGAGAGAAGATGACTTTCTATAAGCTTGCTCAAGACATCACTGATATCTTGTTAGAAAACAGTCCTGAAGATATAGAGTATCTTAAAACTAGAAATTGGGAACAAGACTCAATTGCTATTGGAACCATCAGTGAAGATATCCTAATATCTAAACTGGTTAAACTTGGCTGGGACTCCGGAGATATTAATCGCTCTATGCTAATCCGAACGAAGAATTTTTCTTTCTTCGGAGAAGATAAAATCACTTTTGTGATTAAAGATTATAGACGGAGACCTATCGGATTTATTACCAAGCCACTTAATGATACAGATACTAGGAAGTATATAAACTCAGCAGAAAGCCCAATCTATGAAAAAAGCAAAACTCTATTAGGAATAGACAGTGCTCTTACTGAAGCAAAGAAACACGGCCTCTATGTAGTAGAGGGACCTGGTGATCTAGCTCAGCTCCATAGGCTTGGCATATATAATTCTGTAGCAGTATGTGGTACCGCTTTTACAGAGCACCATTTACTTCTGCTGAAAAGCTTAGGCATACGAAGAGTATTCCTAAACTTTGATTGGGACAATGCGGGGCACATAGCAACTCAAAGAGTACTAGAGAATGTTCTTAAAGCTACAAGCGGAATAACTGCATACATTGTCGTTTCTCCATCAGATAGCTTTGAAAACTATAATGATTTTCCAAAAGATCCTGATGAATATCTAAAGAATACTAAAGATCCAAATGAATACTTAGAGCTAACTAAGGTAACAGCTTTTGAATGGCAACTTGCTCAAGCTTCAGATAATGATTCTCCAGACATTATCTGTCGAAGAATGATTCCAATCATTGCTTCAGAGGAAGCAGCTGTAAAAAGAGAGATCCTTATAAAGACCCTCTCAGATTTTACAAACATGTCATTCCAAGCAATAGCAACCGATGTTAGTGCACTAAGAAGTGACAAGTTTGCTAAAAGAAGAGAGAACCTGGTTACTACGGCAGAACAATATATTCAAGAAGTAGGAGAAGATCCTGACAATATCATGGCTTATCTTGCTCAACATGAAAAGCGTATTGAAAAGATAGAAAAAGAATTCAATAGAAATACTGTTGGTATAAATTATCAACTAGCAAGGTATGAAGCAACGCAAGAAAATAGATTGAACCTAGACAATGAAGCCAGTATGAGTACCTTTAAAATGAATTATTTTTCAGAATTCGAAAATGGTATGTCTGGTGGAATGAACTGGGCTAGTGGCTGCTTAATGTATGTCGGAGGAAGAGCTAACAGTGGTAAAACAGCAACAGTACTAGCGCTAGGATGTGACATTGCTATGTCTGATCCCAATACTACTGTAATCATTCATTCGACAGATGACAGTTACGAACAAATAGAACCAAGAATAAAATCTAATTTGTTTGCAATGTCAGAGCCAAATGGAGTGAAACTAAGTATTGGAATGATAGTTCAACCTAAAGTTTATCTATCTTCAAAGTCTAAAGCGTTTCACACTGCTTATGAAAATGCTGGAATTCTATTAAAGACTCTACTAAATGAAGAAAAACTTGTTATAATAGATGCTGAAGACGGATCAACGTTAACAGTACTTGAAAGACATTTACGCTACTATAGATCAAGATATCCAGGTAGAAAGATAATGGTAATCTGTGATAATACTCATAATTATATGGACTTTACCAATATGGATCAGACATCTCGCATGACTATGATATCAAACCAGCAAAAAACACTGGTGGCAAAATACCATGCATGCATGATAGCTACAGCGGAATATCGTAAAAACATGCCGATGGATTATTCAAAGTTTAAACTTCCTGTTGACGATGATCTTGCTGATGCAAGAGCATTAATGTATAGACCTAATGTTATTTTCCATGTATACAATGACTTACACGATAGAAAGGAACATGCTGAAATCTTCTGGACAGCAGAAGATGGAAAGACATGTCCACGACTTCTATTGCACTTTACAAAGAATAAAATATCGAGCTTTAAAGAGAAAATAGTATTAGATCTTGACCCAATCACCGTAGCTTTAAGACCTCGGGTAACTCAAGAAGCTTTAGCAGAAGCTGAAACTTTTAGAGACTTGAAAACCCAAGGACGTGCTAAACTGGTTGACAACAGTGTTGTATACTCAGCAACTGAGTATGAAGAACAAGAATATGGAGTATAAATGTCAGATGGAATAACAGACATGTATCGAAGTGGTATGATTACCAGTTCGTGGTCTAGTGGTCGTAAGAGTGACGAGCCAGTGGTAACCCCACTGGCCGTCACAGGTCACAACCGTGGAAAAAGCGGTTATAGCGGAAACGTGCACCCTGGATATATCCCCAAAACTTGGGGAGAAGAAAGAATATATCAAAACAACGATAAGTATTGCTGTAAACTACTAATCATAGAACCCCTTAAGTCTACTTCTATGCACTTTCATCTTGACAAACATGAAACAATGCTAGTGGTTGAAGGCGTTCTTGCTATTGATTATATTGTAAACAAAGAAAAGAAAACTCAAATGGTAGAAGCGTATAATGCTTTCACCATTGCCCCCGGCCTTCCACACTCACTAAGAGCCTTGGAAAAAGAAGTTAGACTAGTAGAATCCTCTACACCATCACATGATGAAGACTCAATAAGGATAAAATAAAATGGATGATAACAGCTTAGGTATCTATGTTGTAAAAGAAAAAACCTTTTACTATCTCGAATCTGGAAAAGTATACATAAGAAATACTGTCGACAGGTTAAAGAGGGTTCTGTCTCAAAGACAACTGATAGAATTTTCACAACACGATTATCTAAATACAAACGATTATAAAGTGATGTCATGCAGAGATGCAAAAATTGACGATCTAGAAATGAAAGCAATCTATGTTTCAAAACATGTACAAGAGTCAATGGAGAAGCAAAAAGCCGAAGAAAGCGAGAAGAAATCTTCCTGGGGATAAGCCATGGGTACACTTACCAAGCTTTTAGGTGAATTTAAATCACTAGCTATACTAGTATTTATTTTAATTCTATGCTTTGCTTCTGGATTCTTTCTTTCAGATTGTCAGTCTGGAAATAAGTATAATTCACTATTAACAAATTACACAGATGTTAGCGATCAACTAACTGTAAGCAAGAATAGAGTTCAATCTCTAGACGTAGCCTTGCGAGGCAAAGATGAAGAAGCACAAGAGCTTCGGAATATTATTGCTAGCTTTGAAGATCGCCCAGCTGAAATAAGGTATATAGTAAAAACAGAAACAATTATTGAGGGGAGCACTGAGGTGGTAGTTGAATTACCACCGAACTATCTTCACAGATTGGAGAATGGCTTACCAGTCGCAAGCTTTCTGCAAAGTGTAGGAGAAAATAGCAATGACGATTACCAATATGAATTTACTACATTCGACTTAACATTTAATACCAATGTGATTGTCTCTGAAGACGAAACAGCAGTCATGCTTGCTGCTACCTCTTCTCATGAGCCAGGACAAACGTATAATATACCAGTACAAAGCGTTGACGTAACCAGAATAAGAGAGCATAAAATATTTGAACCTCACTTACTGGTAGGCATGACAGTACCTATAGAGTTTGCTCCTCCCGCTGTAGATGCAACAGCATCGTTTGCTGTATCCTTCTTCCATCCTGTTGAGGAGGTTGATCTACTCGCTCCAAGAATTTCGTTTAATAATAAACAATTCAGAATAGGCTTAGATGTCGTTGGCTACAACCTTGGGCATAAAATTCCAATAATTACAGACCTTTGGGTTAGCGCAGGAACATCCATAGCGATAGGTGATCAATATCCTAGCCTAGATATCAGTATAGGGAGTAAATTCTGATCAATGATATACCATCTACTGCCGGGAAAATTTTAAATGAAGAAGACATCAGGGCCTTTGCGAAGTGTTCTGAATTCTATCATTTAGGTGGTCGCGTTCGGCAATCTTTTCCCTTGAGGGTAGTGAAGAATACAATTGAAAGACTTACTATATTACACATACGGGGGAAACTCAAAGATCCACTAAGAGACCTCCATTCAACATTATTGTCTGCGATAACAGATGAAAATAAAACAGAACAACTCCTTGAACCTCAGTTAAATAGGTATATGCATACCTGCTTACTTTGGCTTAAGGAGTTTTTTAATATATTTAGCTTCAATACATACATTCCAGTTTATGGTCCTCTTAAGCCGAAGATAAAAATATCTAAGACCCCCATGCAGTTGGACATATCAGGCGTTTACCGATCCAAAAAGAATCAAACTTTACACATCATAACTTTTGCCACATATAATAGTGAACACTCAATGATAAATGATCCGACCCTACACCTAAAGTTAAACATAATAAAACCATTAGTAAAAGAACACACAAGTAGTGGGAGACCTCAAGCGGTAATTCATTCTTTTGGCTACGGAAAGAATGATAATCTTAATTATTATTCTTTGCAGTCAGACAAGGCAGATAACAACTTCATAAAAATGATAGAACTATTAGTGAAACAAATAGAAGATGGTTATCACTTTCCAGTGATACCATGTAACCATAGATGTAAGTATAAGTCTGTATGCTTTCCTAAAAATTGGAAGAACAATGAGTAAAGCTTTTGGCACCGACTTCGTCATTATAAATGACGTTCAACAAATCTTAAATCCAAAAGTATTTGGTGGTGGACCTTGGATACACCTAGCTACAATAGTTAGGGGTTTCAAAGAGTATATGTGCTTTAAACACCAGCCAACAGAATTGGTGTACATAGAAGAGGTAGATCCAACTCATCCTACGCTCTTGAAAAAAATACAAGACCAAACAGAATTTAAAGACCTGGAAGAGTTTCTAACTCTGAGAGGCATCCTTGCAATCGCAAAAGACAAGGAGTTTAAAGTTGCAACAAAAAAGGACTAGCTGGAAAACTCAGTACCAGCAGATTGAGTCTGCTTCAGACTTTCACGAAGCAGTAAGACAAATATTTATCTCTGATCCCTTTTTTAAAAACTTAAACTGCTTTCAAGAAGTTCCCGTGTCTGCCTTAGTCGAAACTTATGGAGACAACAGGCATCATATTGACTGGTACATAGATGAATTGGGAACTGTGATAGAATTACATGGAGAACAACATTATAAGATGACTAACTTCGGTAATATATCTTATGAGAAAGCAGAGAAAGCATTTAATCAAATGAAGTATAGAGATAATCAAAAGAAATACGCAATAATTGATGCAGGCTATGAATACCGTGAAATCAATTATAAGCTAAAAAGAAAGCTCAGCTCTGAGCTTTTAAAAGAAATTATATTCCAAGGGAGTAACCATGGATAATGAGCCTACTGAGAGTATGGTAGCAGTTCCAATGTTTGAGGCGTGGTCGCCAGGAGATATTCTATATTTTGGACCATCGTCTAGATCCATTGCAGTATTTGGACAGATAGGTACAGAATTGGTACTACCAGTTATTTCCCAAATATTAGAACTAGACGGAAGAGAAAGTAGTGAGCCAATACGTATACATGTGAATACAGAAGGGGGAAGTTTGTCCGATGGCTTTGCCGTTTATGACGCAGCAAGATCTGTTAAGTCACCTATTGTGACCATAGCTACAGGGCTATGTGCTTCTGCAGGACTACTAATCCTCGCTGCAGGCGACTTGAGGCTTGCAACAGAATCAACAGTATTCTTTTACCATCAAGCAATTCTTCCATCCGATGGCTTTCAGTCTATAGCTCAATTAGATGCTACAGCAGAAGGCTATCAGATAGCACAGCAAAGTTATGATAATGTTATCATGGGTAGAAACAAGATAAAGAAAACAGTATGGAAGAAAGAGTTCGAAGGAAAAACAGCTAAATACTTTAATGCGCAACAAGCGTTAGAGTACGGTATAATTAATGGTATCATTCCAAATAACAAAAAGAAGAAAGTTCCAGGAGTTTAAAATGGCATCAAGAGGAAGAGGCGCCCGCATAAAGGGAGCAAACTTCGAACGAGAACTAGCACGGATAATCTCTGAGAAAACACCCCTGGAAGCAAGGCGTGGCCTTGCTCAAACTAGGGGTGGAGGTGCAGAAGTTTCAGATGTAGAGATACAGTATATACACATCGAGGCCAAGAGGCACAAGCGCTGTAATATCAAATCAGCACTCGAACAGGCTATTAATGATTCTAAAGTTAATGGTAAGATACCTGTAGCAATAACAAAGGACGATAGAAAAGAGATTCTGTGTACCATGTTGCTTAAAGATTGGATTGAACTGTTTAACGCTTTTATAGAAAAGAAAACCTAATGTATAAAACCCTCCCAAAAAATATGAGATCACTACCACTTACTGTGGACGGGAGGGTATTCTCTGAAGAATGGTTAAAATGTATAGGCGATCCTAAATCAGACCTAACCAAACTAATAGAAATGATGAAGCCAGTGTTTATCCACTGGGAGAAAAAACTCTTGTCATTAGACTTGAGTGATGATATAAACTATTTAACTTTGTGTAAATTAATTTCATTAAATCTTGATGAAGCACTAAAACATATTAATATTTGGATTGAGTGGGCTGTAAACACTTCGAGCATACAAGAAGAACTAGAATATATTTTCATACAAAGAATGCGAAAATTTAAATATAAACCAGCTCTTGCTAAGCCTGGTATGATAGAATATATTGTTGCTAGAGACTTCAAATTGGGTATACATCATCATATGAGATCCATAAACAGACTGGCGACCAGAGACGCTCTGTTTACTGCAGAAAGCTTGGAAGACTACGATATTATTGATGAAGTTGATTTTCCAGACTTTTTTCTGTTAGAAACAATAAAGGGAAATGACTGGAATTCATATTTATTTCATATGATCGCAAATGGTTATACATCTACAGAAAGATCTCAAATCGTAAAAATTCATAGAAGAAATCTTTATAAAGAGGAACAACAAATATGGCAATTACTAAAGCAGAAGCTATAAAACAATTAGGAACTGGCAATCTAAGCAACCAGGAATCACTCGTTAAGAAGATTCAAGGTCGTGAAGCGATTAAGCCGGTCAAGCGAACTATACCTGGTGGCAAGCATATGACTGAGTCTCTAGATAAAACTACACTACCTAACGCTGTCTATACCTGGCTAAGACACTGCAGGCACTTTACAGAAGGCACTGTATCTTTATGCACAGACTACACAGCACACAAAACTAAGAGAACTAGAGTAGTAGACTTTGATCCAAATTCAAGAAATGCTGAATGGGAACTCAGAGGAAAGCGATGGCTTGCAGAGCGAGTAGCCGAAGTACTATACATGGATAACGTCCTAGCTGTAGTAATTGAACGTGAAGGCCTCTACGGTATCTTCGATACGGAAAAAAAGTTTAACTCTAAGAGCGAAGACTGGGAGCCATACGTAGAGTTAATTCCCTTTAAGCCGCCCACATTCTAAGGAAAAACAATGAACAGAATACAAACGGAAAAACTTCTCAATAAATTAAAACGAGACCTTCGAGATGCTCAAGAGCAGCTAGCAGAAGCTGGTGACAACAGCGAACTCGAAAGAGAAGTAGAAAAACTCAAATCTCAGCTAAGAGCATCAAAGTCTCAAGTAACTAAACTTTCTAAAGAACGCGACAAGCTAAAACAAGAGCGTGACGATCTCAAGAGAGGGGCTGCTAAGGCAGAAGCTTCTCTTGAAGCTTTACTGTTGGATCAGGCCAAGGCTGAAGGTGATGAGTCAAAGTAAGTTACTAGATGAGTTGAGAAGAGAAATTCAAGCTCTAAAAAAGGAAAACGAGCAACTACAAAAGGTGCTTGCTGTCCTGCAATCTAGGTTAGACGAGAAGAAGAATGATTCTTCTCGTCTAATTTTTAGAGACTAATGATATCTTTTACTAATAAGTTTGTGTACCACCACGTACCCAAGTGTGGTGGTACTAGTGTCGAGAATGCTCTCTCAGACTACTGGCCTGTGGTGCACAATACTGGAATGAAAAAGCTCAACAAATGGAGAACTGGTGAAGTCTGGACAATTAATTTTCAGCACGCCTTACCTGAAGAAATACTAGGTTATTTTCCAGAAACAAAAGACTTCAAGTCCTTTACTACTGTTCGAAATCCCTGGTCAAGAATGGTGTCTTATTTCTATCATCTTAAAAGGCTGTTAAGAATTAGAGAAGACGTAACCTTTGATGAATTTGTTGAGATTTTAGCTAATGAAGCAAGAACCAAAGCCAGATATCAGGTGGGTCACTTTGGAAACGTCCATTGTCCAGCTGACTTTATCATGCCCTATACAGACTGGTTCTCTGAGAGGGAGCCAGACATGTACGTTCGACTTGAAGGGCTTAGTGAGGGGTTCGATGTTGTATGCGACTACATTGATGTAGAAAAAACAACTCTGCCGCACTTAAATAAAACTGACCATAAGCATTATTCTA